CAGTCAGCGGCAACCAATACCGGAAATCAGTCAGCGGCAACCAATACCGGAAATTGGTCAGCGGCAACCAATACCGGAAATCAGTCAGCGGCAACCAATACCGGAAATTGGTCAGCGGCAACCAATACCGGAAATCGGTCAGCGGCAACCAATACCGGATATCAGTCAGCGGCAACCAATACCGGATATCAGTCAGCGGCAACCAATACCGGAAATCAGTCAGCGGCAACCAATACCGGAAATCAGTCAGCGGCAACCAATACCGGATATCAGTCAGCGGCAACCAATACCGGAAATCAGTCAGCGGCAACCAATACCGGAAATCAGTCAGCGGCAACCAATACCGGATATCAGTCAGCGGCAACCAATACCGGAAATCAGTCAGCGGCAACCAATACCGGAAATTATTCAGCGGCAATTGTAGAAGGAAAAGAAAGTATTGCATTAGCTACAGGAATTAATTCAAAAGCTAAAGGAAAAATTGGATGTTTTATTGTTTTAGCAGAGTGGAAAGAGATCAATCATGAATATCATATTGTAGATGTTAAATCAGCAAAAGTAGATGGGAAAAATATCAAGGAAGATACTTTCTATACGCTGAAAGATGGAAAATTTGTAGAAGCAGATTAAGTGTCCTGGAAGGTGCGGACACACCAACCAGGACGGTATCTAACTAAGAATGAGTTAGTTAAATACAGGATTATTATAACACAACCTCCTGTATTTGACAAACAAAAATATAACAGGAGGATTTTTTATGCAAAAAAATGGAGAAAATCAGCCACTTTCCAGTGAAATCATTGCTGATCTGGAAGAAAAGCTGATGGCAAGAAATGTAATTATCGCTATTCTGGCAGCTGCACTTGCAGTAACCACATACAGAAGAAAGTGAGGACAAAATGAAAGAGGTGGTAAAGACAATAGGAGAAATATTTGTAGGGATAGGGGTGTTTACAGTAATCTTCTCAATCACATGGATGCTTACATCATTTGATGCTATCGGGGTGTTCTTTGTATCAACAGTCTTATTCTCAATGGTGTTTCTTCCTATTATATTAGAAATGGAGGAAAAGTAAATGCAAAGATTAAATAAAGTAAGATTATCCGGTAGAGCCGGGGAAATAGTATTCAGCCACGAGCATTACGGAAGATACTATTACAAATTCATGCTGACAGTCATTCGTAAAAGCGGTGCAGTGGATATGTTTCCAATCGTTATAGAAGATTCCATTGTACGTGACAATGATTATAACGGAAAAGAAGTTGTGGTAACAGGAGCAATCAGAAGCATGGACACTTCTAAAAATCCAAATAAGCACCACAATGTTAATTATATCGCAGCTGATGAAGTGAAAATCCTGGAAGAACAGGTTCCAGAAGGTGATATAAACGAAGCAGAGTTTATTGCCAGAAGTTGCACGAAAGAACCATATGCAAAACTTACATCAGTAACGCACAGGAAAGTTTCAAATCTTTTCGTAGCAATTCCAAGAGATCATTCGGAAAGAGCAGATTTTATTTGCTGCAATTTATGGGGAAAAGGTGCTGATCTGGCGGTAGAGGTTAAAAGAAATGATTACATTAAAGTAACTGGCAGGTTAATGAGCCGTGATGTTTATGTTAATGGGGAAGAAACGGAAAGTGTATATGAGATTTCCGTAAAAGAAATGGAGAAATTGGAGGATGAAGAATAATAAGAATGAAGTTCAGATATATGGCGTAATAATGGATATTCAGCCAGGAACGTTTTTCAAGGACGGAGAAAAATTCGTAAGATTCTATATTGGTGCAAAGCGTACCAGTGGAAACGTAGATTTGCTTCCAGTAGCAATACCAGAAAGAATGGCAGAAAACTGGAAAATTGGAGAACACATCTATATTGAGGGAAAATACACTTCATACAATAAAAAGGAAAATGGAAAATCACATTTAATATTGGAAGTTAAAGCAGAAACATTATTGGGTGGAGACGGAAGCGCGGACGATGAAAACAAAATCATTCTGGAAGGTTATCTTTGCAAACCGCCTGTGTACCGCCGAGCACCAAGAGGAAAAGAAATCTGTGATTTGATGATTGCTTGCAACGAATATGACTTACGAAGAACAGATTATATCCCATGTATAGCATGGTGGAAAGAAGCCAGAGAAGCTGCTGATTTCAAGGTTGGAGATTTCGTAAAAATAATCGGAAGAATCCAGAGCCGGATTTATCATAAAAAATTATCTGGTGATGAAGTAGAGCTTAGAACTGCATATGAGGTATTAATAGGGAGGATAATCGAGCATGAAAGTGGAAGTGAAAAAAATTTCGCTAGTGAATTACAAGAAGTTTCCGAGTAAGTCTGTAGATTTGTTTCCAAGAACAGAGATTTCCGGCAGAAACAGAGAAGGAAAATCCACATTACAGGACGCATATTTAGATGTCCTGACAGGAAAGATGGCAAATGGTACAGAACCGACTTCTATCCGCAGAAAAGAAAATGGCGTGGAAGTGCCAAAGGTTGATGTTGTAAGAGAACTTACACTTGCGATTGATGGGAAAGAAAAAGTAATCCGCAAAATCACAAAACAAAAGTGGAGAAAACCGAGAGGACAGTCCGAAGAGGTATTCGATGGAAATGAAACTTCTTATGAAATTGACGGATTCCCGGCTAAATCAAAGGATTATACCGAGTTCATCCAGTCAATAGCAGAGCCTTCAACGCTTCTGATGTGCAGTAATCCAAAACCGTTCCTGGACACATTGCAGAAGTCAACCGCAGAATCCAGAAAGGTATTGGAAAAAATGTCTGGTTTTGATATTGCGCAGTTTATGGAAGAAAATCCACAGTATGCACATGTAGAAGAAATTACAAAGGGGCATTCCGTAGAGGATACCTTAAAGAAGCTCCGAAAGGAACTGAATGCACAGAAGAAAAAGGTTGATGCAAAAAATACAGAGATTGCTTACGAAACCAATCGGACTGTTGAAGCAGAAGATACTTCTTCCCTGGAATCCAAAAAACAGGAGCTTAATGCGGAACTTTCCAAGCTGGAAGAACAGGAAGGGATTCTTGAAGATTCAGCAAAAGGCTATGACAGCCTTTCATATGAAATCCGTGGTTTGAAATCTTCCAGGGATGGTCTGGTTAGCAAAGCGAATGAATGGTTAAGAGCCAGACAAAAATTCATTTCTGATACAGTTTCCGAACTTAGGTTAAAAAAATCAGAAAAGGAATCAAGCATTCGTATTATTGGAATGGAACTGGATAACCACATAAGGGAAGCACAACAAGCAAAAGCTGACTTGGATAGAGCCAGACAGGACTATCCGAGAATCAAAGAAATGGAGTGGGATGATTCTGAACTGAAAGCTATTGAAGCTGAAACATTCAATGATTCTGATACCATTTGCCCGACCTGTGGACAGGAACTGCCAGAAGAACAAGTTTCCAAACTGAAATCTTCATTTGAAGAAAAGAAGAAGTTCAGAATTGAAAATGAATTAACCAAAAAGCAAAACTGGGAATCGGCAAAACAGAACCAGTTAAAAGGAACTTGTGATCTTGGAAATTCTGCTTCTGCAAAATTAAAGAAAACTAACGAGGAAATCAGCAAATTACAGTCAGAAATCGGCGTAGCACAGGATGAAGTTGCTGAACTTACTAAACAGATTGAGGAAGAACAGTCCAAATTTACGGAGCTTCCAGAATCTGTAGATATAACAAATGATGAAGAATATCTTGCAGTTACAGCGAGAATTGCAGAACTTGAAGAGAAATTAAAGTCATTTGATGATGTTCCTGGAAAGAAACAGGAATTAAGAATGCAGATCAGCAATGTTATGAAACAGATTTCCAATGTGGATGCAGACATTAAGATTGCACAGGCAGCAGTCACAGAGAAAGAAAAGCGAGTAGCCGAACTGAATGAGGAACTGAAAAGCCTTGGACAGGTACAAGCTGATATCGAAAAGAACATTGATACCGTTCTTAACTTCTCAATTCAGAAAAATAAGGCATTGGCAGAGAAAATCAATCCACACTTTAAACATTTCCAGTTCAGTTTCCTTGATTACACGATTGAGGGAAATCCAGTGGAAACTTGCAAGATGATCTGTAATGGAATCGACTACAACAGCGGATTGAATCATTCCGACAAAATTCTTTGCGAGGTTGATTTGCTGAATGGGTTACAGGAGATGAACCATCTGAATCTTCCAATCTGGATTGATGATAGCGAATCCGTTAATGTTGAGAGAATCCCTGTATTAGACAGACAGATGATTATTCTGAGAGTTACGGATGGGGATTTGGAAGTAAAAGAAATCTGATAATTAGGAGGGGAAAATGCTAACAGCAACATGGGGAAAACATTTTTTCAAGGCAGATGCTACAAAATGTGCATCTGAAATCATGGAAATTTGCGATCAGATGGAATCAGCTACACCACAGCAGATTCTTGAGAAAGCAAGGGACGAAAGTACAGAATTACATAAGTGCTTCACATGGGATGATTCCATAGCGGCTGAAAAATACAGAATCCACGAAGCCAGATTGATAGTTTGCCAATTAAAAATCGTGGAACAGGATATTGATAACAAGCCAAAGCCGACAGCAATTCGAGTGTTTTACAAAACAGATGGAAAAAGCGGATATAAGCCAACACAGCTTATTTTGAAACAGCCAGATGAATACGAAGCACTTTTAGAGCGTTGCCGAAATGAACTTCTGGCAGTGAAGCAGAAATACCAGAATATTTCCGAATACGAAGAAGTTTGGGAACTGATTAATTAAACATGAATGCCGTTACTGTGCTGATATGCCTGCAAGAGTGGGAACATAATGCAGAACATGACATAACAGGGCACTACAGAACAAGACAGAAAAGAACGTTACACCTTATTCTTGCGGGCTTATGAGTGCAGTAGCGGCGAAATTCCTACGTTGATATGCCTGTATTGAAAAAATTAAAAAACATTTTATTAGAATATAAAATAACAGAAAACATAACATTACACCTCAGTTCAATACAGGTTTATGACCGTAGGAAACCACAGCATTTATCAGTCTGCATAAGTAGAAGAATATGAAAGAACAAAGCAAAACAGCATATAACAGGATAGGATAGATTACTTATGCAGAGTGACAAGTGTTGTGAACACTTAAAACAGAATAGGAAAGAATAAGACAGATAATAACAGCAAGAAATAGAACACAACAGGACACAGCACTTAGCGGATGGGCTGTTTTACAGGCGGTATAAATCGCTAGGAAAGTATATCGAAACATAACGCGGTAAATTAGAGCACAGTGAAATATATCTAATTATAGATAATTACACCTAACTTTTATATTGCCTATAAAGCGGCTCATCCAAACAAAATTGTCTCCTGGGTAGGTGGCATGAGATGCCATAGTAAAGGATACCATAGAATATTGCAGAATATAAAAATACAGAATATTTCATGTTACCTACCGAGCAGATAAGCCACCAAGTGTATTTAGTTGGCAGTAGAAAACTGCTAAGAAAATTATATCTTCGCACAATAGAGAACAGCACATGACAGTAAAATATAGCTCATTCTACTGCTTGCTAAGTACATTTGGAGTTTACACAAAGATTCAAGCGGATTAGTTTCGCATAATAAGATATCACAGAACATCACAGAACAAAACAGTATAGGACAGATCACTAATTATTTATTGCAGATTAATCCGTTTGAATGTTTGTGCAAACAAAAAAACAATAAAAAATCATTTTATTTTAGGAGGAAAGCAACATGGCAAAAAACATCACAATCGAACCATTAAAGGAAACCACATTAAGAGTTGAGTTAATCGGGGACACAGACCTAATTCTTCACAAGAGAAGCCGCTACTACGAACAGGCTGAATGTTTCAAGCAGTCCAAGGACAAGGGCTTCAAAATGCCAGCTATTTACAATCAGCCCAAAAATGTTTGGGAGGGCTTAATTACTGGTATTCACTGGGAGAAACCGATTAATTTCCATGATGAAGATATTTCCCTTTACACAGAAGAAGAGTGGAAAGATTACATGGCAAACAACAGACCTTGCATTCTTACCCAGGCATTCAAGAAATCATTCACAGAAACATTTATTACTTTCTTCAAGGATTCCACAGGAAAGAAAGGAACAGATATAAAGCGTTCTCTTTCAATCGAAGGTTCTATTTGCCCGGTAAATTTTGAATCTGTTGAGATAGTAAATAAGATTGTTCCGACTTCTTCAATCGCTGGAAGCCCGGTTCTTTGCAGTAGCAACGTATTTCATAACTGGCGAACCACTATTGAGGTATCTTGCCCGGATATTGTATTTCCGTACGAGACAGTGTTGCAGTTGATTGAAACCAGCGGAAAGTACATTGGAATCGGAACACAGAGAGCAAATGGAAATGGAAGATACCACATCAACCCGGACAATGTAACTATCATTTAATTTGGTAACTATCGGTGGTATATGAATCCGGGTGAATGCCCGGAAATCACAACAGGACATAAAATTTTAGTAAAGGAAATAACAGGACAGGACACAACACTTCATCCTGTTTCATATGCCACTGAGCATATAAATAAAGAAAAGGAGAATTAAAATGGCAGAAAACACACAGGTAGCAAATTTTAACACACAGCTTTCCTATTACACAAATCGTTATGTCGATTTAATGGAAAGAGATTTGACTTCAAGAGGAATGGAATTTGATTCCTACTCAAAAGATTGCGTAGTAGCAGCAATGGGATCTATTTTCCAGATGGTGCATGAGAGCGGAGTAAGTTTTGAAGCAATCAATGGTTCTAATCTTAAATTTATTCTGAGTAAAGTAGCAGCATTAAAGCTGAACGCAAATGCACAGCCGAGAGAGTGCTATTTCCAGATCAGAAACGTAAACGTAGCAGGAAAAGGGAAGCCGGCACAGTGGGAGAAGAAAATCGAGTTTGCGATTGAGGGCGATGGAAATGACGCTCTTGTAAGTAGATATGGTGTCGATGTAGCTAAAGTATTCCCGTACTGGAAAGTCAGAGAAGGTGATAAGTATATCCCACCAAGACATAAAGGTGTGGAAATCACACCGCCAGAATGGGAAGAATCTGGTGTAGGTAGGGTAGTCCGTATCGTATATCCGATTCAGTATAAGGACGGACATATTGAATACCTTTCTTGCGAAAGAGCAGATGTACTGAAGAATCTTGCAGCACACATCAAGAACAATCTCCAGAATGAAACGTTTGGAATTTGTGCAGACAGATATAAAGCTACAGATGCGCAGAAAGCTCAAATTGAAGCAAAGAAAAAAGAGATCATGAAAAAGGTCGCTGACATTGGAGAACTAGAAGCAATCATTGACTGTGAGGAATTAAGACCGTATATTTCACCGTCTTATTACGAAACACAGTCCAGAGAGTCAATGATTATTCGTAAGATGCGTAACAACATTATGAAGTCCATTCCTAAGAAATGGGATAATCCAGTGCAGGCTTACGAATACAACATGATGGACGCTACATACAGAGAAGTACAGGAAGAAATCGAGCAGAACGCAAACATAGAAGAATTCATTCCACAGCCAGAAGCAATCGAAGAAAAGCCAAAGCAGCCAACCGTAGCCGAAACTGTAAAGACAGCTGAGAAAGAACCAGCCCCGGCAGCAGAGCCAGTGGAAACAGAAATTCCGTCATTTATGAGCCAGGAGGAAATGTAGGATGGAAACTTCCACAATTGTACTTATTATTTTGCTTTCAATAGCACTTTTGGGATGGATAGTAACTTTTATTCGAAAAAATGAATACAATCGAACCAATTTAATTATTCTTTTAAATGTTATTACATATGTGGTACTCATTATAATCCAACTTACAATGTAAAAGGAGAGCCAAAATGAAGCATAAATGTATTAAGACAGCAGTATTAATCACAGGGATTACAGCAATCACAATGTTTAGTGGTTGTTCTTCCTGTAGCAGATCATTAAAATCACTGTCCAGTGATATTGACGGTGGTTTGAACCGTACCGTAACTGTTTACGATTACAACGGCGGTAAAATCAAGTCCTGGTCTGGGAAGTTCGATGTTTCCGAATCCGAAAATGAAGTTTACTTTGATGATTCGGACGGAAAGAGAGTTATTATCCATGGCGGTATTGTAGTGAATGAGGAAAACTAGGAGGGATAATAGTTATGAATGAAATTTTAAAGAAAGCAAAAGAACGGGTTGAACTTTTAGAGAAGCAGGAGAAAAGTGGGAAAATCAAATTATCAGAGTTGAACCCTGGTGATGTATTCCAAACTACAGGTAAAAGAAAATACAAAGTGTTGGAACAGTATGAAAATACCACCAAGATAGTTTCTTTTGACCTTGTAAAAGAAAATGTAAAATTCGGGGATAATGCAGATTATTTAGAGTCTGAATTAAAAGAACTTTGTGACACGGAAATTTTAGCGAATTTTGAAGAGGAATTTGGTGCGGAGAATATTGAAACACATGAAGCAGATCTTATTACGGTCGACGGTCAGAATACAGGCGTTTCGGTGAAATGTAAAATCAGACCTCTTACATTTGATGAAGCAAGAAAATATACGGAATTAACTCCGAACAAAAAACTTAATGACTGGTATTGGACATGTACATCTTGGTCAACAAAAGAACGCGGATGGAGTAGCGTTGCCGTTGTTTCCTCCTCGGGTAACGTCGACTACTATTACTGCTACTGTGTCTTCGGTGTTCGCCCAGTTTGTATCTTAAAATCTAATCTCTTTGTATCTAAAGTGGAGGAATAAAAATGAAAAAAGATTTGAAATATTTTGAGACAGAAATAAAAAGAATTACAGAGGAATTCGAGGATTACAAAAAGAAACACATGGGCACTCCGAAACCCGGGAAAGTGGTTGAAATTTCCGGTATGGAATGGATAATACTGGACAAGCTTCCGGATGGATATTTTGCAATTTTAAATAGTTTTTATGGTAAAACAAGAATGTTTGATTCAGATTCCAGCAATTGGAAAGAAAGTTCTTTAAGAGAAGAATTAAACACATCATTTTTAGAAAAAATTAATACGCCTTTCGATGGAAATGCAGTTGTTGAATTTGACCGTAACCTGTTGGCATTGGACGGGCAGACTGAATATGGAACTTGTAGAGATAAGATTTCACTTTTAACCGTGGATGAATACAGAAAATACAGGAAATATTTGCCAAATATGGATAAATGGTGGTGGCTTATTACACCATGGAGTACACCTTACAATGATTATTTTAAGAGCGGAGTCGTTGTTTCCTCCTCGGGTTTCGTCAGCATCAATGACTGCAACAATGACAACGGTGTTCGCCCAGTTTGTATCTTTTCCTCTTCAATCTTTGAATCAGACGAGGATTAATAATGGCAAATGAAGATTTACAGGTGATAATAAAAGCCAAGCAGTTAGCAAAGCACACGCTTATAGTAACCAGTAACGCGAGGAGATATCCTAAGAAATTCAGATTTTCTTTAGTTGATAAAATGCAGAACAAATCGCTCGAAATACACGCTAAGCTCTTTGAAGCCAATCGAACAGATTTGAAAGATTATAAGAGAGAAAGGCTAGAATTACAGACAAAAGCAATTACATATTGTGATGAACTTCTCTTTTATATAGAGCTTTCATACGAGCTTAATATCATTAATTCGGGAAGTATGGAGACATGGTCGAAAATGGTTACAGATATTAAGCATATGGCGATTGCTTGGAGAACAAAAGACAGAAACAGATGATTTTTATAGGTTATGCGTTGTAGAGCCGTTGTTTCCTCCTCGGGTAACGTCAACAACAATAACTGCAACAATGACAACGGTGTTCGCCCAACCTGTATCACAGGCAGACAGAGTAAGCAGAAAGCTGAAATCCGAATAGATACAAGCAAATGCATAACCTTTCCGCAATGGATAAATATAAAGGAACAAAATAAATGGATAAAGAAATTGTGGCAAATTTTGAAAACTTGTATTCATCTTACAAACGAGTTAAGGCAGATAAGAAATTCAATTCCGGCACTGCCAGGTTTTCTATTATGGCGTTGGAAGGAATCCAAACATTGAAGGAACAATTGGAAAATCAAACGTATTCCATAGCACCGTATAATAAATTCAAAATATATGAGCCGAAAGAACGCATCATAGAATCGTGTTCTTTCAAAGACAAGACGGTACAGAGATGCTTTTCAGACTACATTCTTACGCCGAAATTAAATAATATTTTTATAAAATGGAACACAGCAGGACAAATCGGAAAAGGTCATTATATGGCAATGGATGGTCTGCGAGATCATATGTTGGAATTTTACAGTAAAAATGGTTTAAATGGCTGGATTGTAAAATGCGATATTCGTAAATATTTTTACAGCATAGATCATGAAATCATGAAAGACGTGGTGGATTACTATTTTGATGATGAATTTACAGTATGGTTAAATCATCTATTTATTGACAGCGCCGAAAATCCAGGACTTCCACTTGGAAATCAAGTTAATCAGAAATACGCTTTACTGTTACTGCATTCGTTGGATCAAATGATAACAATTGAATACGGAATACAGCATTACGGAAGGTATAATGATGATTTCTATGTGATTTGTAAAAGTAAAGAAGAAGCCAGAGAAATACTTGAAGCTATCCGGATTATGACCGAAAGCCTTAAAATAAAATTGAATACTAAATCACAGATTGTGCCATTTAGAATGGGATTGTGCTATCTTGGCTTTCACCATTATGTAACCTCCGATGGGAAATATATTAGAAAACTTCGAGGAGATAAAAAAAGAAAAACACACAGGAAGATTCGAAATTGGATTAGAGCTGTGAATAATGGCGAAATGACAGAAGAAAAATTTCAAGAAAAATATAATGCGTGTAAAAACAATATGCTGCATGGGAATTGTATTAAATTATGCCACAGCATGGATTTGGATGTTAAGAAAAGAATGAAAAGAGGTGATGAAAAATGTTCATGCGAGTAGTAAACACAGGGAGTACCCACGGAAACTGCTATGTTTTGAAATCCAACAGCGGAGAAATGCTTCTTCTGGACTGCGGATGCAGATACAAAGATATTTTAAAAGCTATTGATTACAGAATAAGTGATGTTTCGGGCGTGCTTCTTACCCATGAACACGGTGATCACCGTGAATCATTTAAAAATCTGATGAATTTAGGCATTCAGATTTACACCAATGATGAAACAGTAGAACATCTGCAAATCATCACTGGCGAATTGATGAAAGGAGTTCCAGAGAAAAGACCGTTCCGGGTTGGCTCGTTCACTGTAATACCGTTCTATTTGCCACATACTACAAGGGACAAGGACACAGGGCAACTTATTTCATGTTTCAATTATGGTTATATCGTGGAGCATGAAGAGATGGGAAAGCTGTTGTACATGACAGACTTTGAGTTTTGCCGATACAATTTCAAGGCAATGCGATTGAACCATTTAGTTATTGAATGCAACTATTGTGGAGAATTGGTTGACAAAACAGCTGAAAATTACACGCACAGGCTTAAAGGGCATTGTTCCTTAGATACTTGCAAAAGCTTGGTAAATACAAACCATACGGCAGCATTACGGACGGTAACATTGGTGCATTTGAGTAATGAATCAGCTGACCCGGAACAGATTTTGAAAGAAATAAAAAAAGCAGTGGTTTGGGATGATGCACTGGTGCAGATTGCCAGACCGGGACTTGAAGTTAATTTGGACTTATGTCCGTTTTGAAAGGAGAAATAGATGGCAACAATTGGTTTGAAAGATTGGAAAGAAGTAACAAAAGGAATTTATGTAAATCCAATTTCTGAAAATGCAGCTTATGAAATTCATATTAAATACTGGGACATGAAAACAGATATTCTTTCTGCAAATGCCGAACTTTATATAGTGAGAGATTGGCATGAAAAAGACGGAAGAAACATCAGAGAAAGAGAAATACTGCTTGATTATGCATCTGTTATGGATTGTATTTGGAAAGCAGTTGAAGATGATAAGGAAAACAATTCGACTGAATAATTGAAAGGAGAAAATTAATGCCAAAAAAATTTAGAAACTATGTAATTAAAGGACAGGAGCATGTAGACCGTAAAGCAGGAAACACAATTCCTTCACCTAGTGCATGGCGCTCAGTAAGATATATGCTTCCAGAAGCTCCAACTGATGATACCGCATGTTTGTATTATGTAAAGCTGAAAAACTCTGAAAGAATCATCATGCTTGCATATACTGGAAATGGCGAATGGACTGACACAGAAGGAAAAGAATACAAAGGTATAGAGACATGGCTTGAATATATGCCAAAAGAACATCCGATAGTCGAAAGAAAAACTTTCTTAAATGAAGATATTTTGAAAGCTATTGTTTCTGATTATATGGAAAAAGCTGAAGGAGTTACGGTTAATACAAATAATGTATTTTTTAAAGTAGGAAGAAAATCTGTCGGCTATGGAATGAGTGAACATGAGGAATTGGTATTTATTGGATGTGATGTGATAGCTATGGAGGAAAAATAACACATGAAAATCTTCTTAAAAACACTTGACAAACTGAAAAAGTCAGAACCTTCCGAACAGGAATGCAAGTACGATAAAGGATGGAATGATGCAATCAAGAAAGTTGAAGAACTGATTTGTTCCTACAGCTCTGCGGATATGTGGATTCCAACAGATTTAAAGTTACCGCCAGAACCAAACAAGGAAGAACCCCAGGGAGATTGGAAAGAATATGCAGTTACAATTAAGGGAGCTGTTCTTCCAACAAGTCTTACATATTTAGGGGACGGTAAATGGGGAAGTGTAGAAGCATATGGCTTTGCGTATTACCCAGTCATTGCATGGCAGCCAATGCCGCCAGTCTACAAACCAGGGAGGTAACAACATTGGAAATAACAATCGGAATCGGCGAAGATGAAATTAAAGAAATCATCATGGAGCATATCAAAACAAAAGGATTTGACGTAACAGAAGATGATATTTCCTTTGTTATCGGGAAAGAAGAAATCGTAACAGGGAATACAAAGAAAATCAAACACGCACTTATCAGGTGCGACATTCAGATTGAGAGGTGATAAATTGTGAATATTGTTATTCTTTCTGGAAGATTAACCGCTGACCCAGATATTAGAATGGGAACGAATGACACCAAAATTGCAAGATATATTTTGGCTGTCGAGAGAAGAGTGAAAAAGAATACAGAAAGAAAATCTGACTTTATCGCTTGCGTATGCCTTGGAAAAAATGCAGAATTTGCAGAGAAATATCTTAAAAAAGGCACGAAAGTAAATGTGCGTGGAGAATGGCAGACTGGAAACTATACGAACAAAAATGGCGAAAAAGTTTACTCAAATGATTGTCTTATTGCAGAACATGAATTTGCAGAAAGAAAGAGCCAGTCACCACAAACACAGGAAACAGATACACGACCAGTACCGCCACCAGAACCTAGTTTCATGGATGTGCCAGATTTAGGCGGTATGGAAGATGAATTTCCGTTTAGTTAGGAGAAAACTATGGTAGAAGTTGCTGTTTATGATGCGCTTAGAAAAATGGTTACTGTGATGATGGTGAAGATGAGGATGAAGATGAATGGGAGTGATTAAATGAAACCTATGTTAAAGATGAATGCAAGAAACTCATTGACCAGATTGAAAAGGGAGTGATGCCGGTTGAATTATAAAAAGCTTAGACAGGCAAAAGCTATTGAAGTAGCGAACCGAAAAAGGCTTCTGAAAATCAATCCAAAGCTTGATGATGGCAGTGGAATTTATTTTTTAACCAGAACTGATGAAAACGAAATCCCATACTTTTATATAGGACAGGCAGTACATATAATTCAGCGGATGTGTTCTCATCTTACTGGGTACCAGCACATTGATTTATCAATAAAGAAGAGAGGATTTTACAGTAAAGAAAATCCGTATGGGTGGAAAATAAATTTTATCCATTATCCAGTAGAACAGCTTGATAATATGGAACAGTATTGGATATTGGAATACACAAAAAAAGGGTACCAATGCCGATACAATAAAACATCTGGAAGCCAAGGAGAAGGAAAAGAAAAAATCAATGAATTTCGCCCAGCAAAAGGTTATAGAGATGGACTTCAACAAGGCAAGAAAACACTTGCAAGAGAGTTAAAACACATCATTGATACTCACTTAAATGTATCAATCAGACCAGAAAAAGCAAATAACAAAGTATCTATTAAGGCGTTGGAAAAATTCAACGAATTACTCAATGAAGAAAACTATCACTGATTCTAACACACCAGTAGTTCTACTGGCTAAATTCCAAAGATAAAAAATAAAAAAATGAAAGGAGCTTGCCTTCAGCTGACGTAAGGGTGCACCGGGCTTCTTTTGAAAATGAAATTAAAGTGTGAAATATATCGTGATTCTATGCAGAACTATAAAAAATACGCAATTCCAAGAGCGCAACTCGTAATTGCTGATGTTCCATACAATGTAGGATGTAATTTCTACGGAAGTAATCCTATGTGGTACACGGGCGGAGATAACAAGAACGGTGAAAGCAAATTAGCCGGGAAAGCAGCATTTAACTCTGATTTCAATTTCAATCTGTATGAATACTTCCATTTTTGTTCAAAAATGTTGAAGAAAGAACCGAAAAAGGCAGGAACAAGAGGAAGAAGTTCAGACGCACCATGTATGATAGTGTTTTGTTCATTTGAACAAATTCAAACTCTGATCAATGCAGCTGCGAAACATGGCTTTGTTCACTATATACCACTTGTGTTTATTAAAAACTACAGCCCACAGGTGCTTAAAGCAAATATGCGTGTGGTAGGTGCTACAGAATATGCACTTATATTCTACAGAGATAAACTTCCAAAATTCAGAAATGGAGCGCAAACGGACGAAAACGGAAAGACTATTCGTGGAACTGGAAAGATGGTTTTTAACTGGTTCCAGTGGGAAAAAGACGGAAAGGGCATTCCGAAAATTCATCCAGCGCAGAAACCAGTATCAGTTCTAAAACGACTGATTGAAATATTTACTGACCCTGGGGATGTAGTGATTGACCCTTGCTGTGGAAGTGGCAGCACATTGAGAGCCGCCATGGAACTTGGCAGAAGTGCATACGGATTTGAAATTGACAGGAACTTTTATAGCAGAGCAAAAAACGAAATGCTTGTTTTTGAAAATGATAGCCAAATGATCATAGGAGATTTTATATAAGGAGCATGATTAAATGTCAGAATATACAAACGAATGTGTAATTGAGTGGATTCCCGGAAGAGATTATGTAGGGGTTACTGCTAAGAACGGAAGTTCCTGGAAGAACAGATGTGAGGAATTAGAAAAGGAATTTCCAGACGATGTGAAAATTCTTGCCAGAAATAATGATGGATCTATTTTCGCTCACTTGCCATATTCCTACATTAAAATCAATCCACCAAGGAAATATTCCGATGAAGCGAAAAAGAAAGCTGCGGAAAGATTAAATAAAATGCGTGCAGAAAAAAGCAATACTGCGGAAGAAAATCCGTTTTGCCTATGAATTACCGTCAGAGGAAATATAATGAGGGGCAATCCTCCAGAAATGATATTTACAGATTTCTGGTTGAGTATTTTGAGAAACACGGATATATGCATTCGTACGAGGAAATCATGGATGGAACAGACCTCACAAAGTGTACCGTCCAGAGACATATGCGGCAATTGGAGATGGATTCTCTGATTGCCACAGAACATCCGGGAATATCGAGAGCGTACCGTTTGACGGAATACAGATACGAAAGGAAAAAATATGGGAAGCAAATTAAAGATGAAAGCACCAAAGAAAAATAGGGTGTTGGAATGCGATAATCAAATGTCACAGGCTTTCGGAAGAGCGATGAAGCAATCGTACAAGGAACTACAGGAAATGCGAGATCAAGCCTACAACGACGGCTTTGATACTGGCGATAATTGGGCGACCGTAGTCAATACTGTAACAATTATGATGGCTTTGAACAAGAAACATAAGTTTTCAACAGACAGGCTTCTGGATGTAGTTCATCTTGCTAACGAGTATGTGAGGATGGCAAATAACGGAGAGAGAAGCTTTATGAGCATGATGGAGGAAATCGAAGAGAAGACGAAAATTAGATTTCCAGAAGAAACTAAAGAATTGGTCAGAAGATTTGGAGCGTAAATAAATGGTTTATTCCTTGATGAATTAGAACCAGATAGAGGAAATATTAACACAGAAATCATGGAGGACTGCACGATAGCGTGCCAGTTGCTTACATTGGAAAAGTGAGGATGGAAATGGGAAAATTAAATCCGATAAGTAAAGATGATTTAAAAGTCGGAGACGTGGTTGGAATTGCAAGAGAAGTGTGGAGTGGATTCGGAATAGGGTTTAGGCATGTCATGGTGTATCCCGCAAAGATCGTTCGTATAACTCCTAAGCGAACTAAAATTGAAACTGACAAGTTTGGAGAGCACGGTAAATATGAAGTGTTTTATAAATACGATTCTGATGCCATAAAAGAAAGTGAAATGGCGAAGCAGTTTAAAGCAATCAAAGATGGCGTATATGCTATCGAAGATTTTAAGTCGAGACGTGGGCTGAGAGCAATTAAAGATGAAGATTTAGATACACTGTCAGAGCATATTAATGCAGTTGCAGAAATTTTGAGAAGATATGGAAAGTGAGGACACAATGACAGAGCAGGAAAAGAAGGAACTTCTGGACGAGCTGGAAAAGCGCATTGACGAAAAATACAAAGGTTGCCTTACCAGAGAAGATGTTGCAACCAAATTAAAAGCGCCGAGAGAAAAGTGGTTCATAGACGACAACGGAAACGGAAGAGATTCTCTAATGACGGATGCTTTTGGTTCCACCATTATTTCGTGGCAGGTCTGGGAAACAATCAGAAAGTTGACTTGTGTTATCTGTGGTAAGCAGTATGTTAGACAGCTTTCAAATGTAGAGAACGCAGACGAGATTGCAGAGGAACTTTGCCAGTTCGTTTATGATTTGAAGATGGATTTCAAGAAACAGGAGGACATAAAATGCTAATCAGAAGTCAGGACAAAACAGTAATAGTAAACATTAATAATGTTTTCAGTATCGCAATTCGAGACATTAACGGAGCAACAGCAATGTATATCGGAAGTCAAGGCAGTTGTTGCAATATGGCTGAATATTCTACCAAAGCAAAAGCCATGAAAGTATTGGACATGATTCAGGAAGCCTATGGAGATTCGGAATACACAAAATATGTAATTCCAGAAGTATGTAGGATATTAAGCATGAAGCCAAAAACGGAAGAAAACAAAGCACATGCAGAAGAACTTGGAGAAATGCTCAAAAAAGGAATGACGTTCCAGATGCCAGAGGATAGCGAGGTGGAAGCATGAAATATAAGTGCGTAAAGGCGTTCATGTTAGATAGCTATGATGGTGATGGATTTTACGTTGACGGATACATGGAAATTGAGGTTGGCGAAGTTTACGAAGTAGGAAATGAAAAAATTATTGATGGAGAAATCCATCTTGACGGAGTAAATGTTAACAGATGGATTGAGATATCACAAGAAATACTAAATGAGCATTTTGAAGAGGTGGTTGTATGAGCAGAGTACGAACCAGATTAGAACAATACAAAGCTGAGATAGAAAAGAAATCACAGTATAAGCATGGGCTTCCAGGGAGTGCGCTGGATATTGTGAATACTCTTCTAAATGATTTTGAACAGGACGAGAAAGAAAATGGTTGGATTCCGGTCAGTGAGAGATTGCCGGAAGAACACGATTCCATATTTGCAAAGTTTAAAGGAACAGATAACTGGAAAAGAGGAATGTTCGAAAAAACATCTAAATATGTAATTGCTACAGTTGTATTTGACGATGGAACAGTATTGGTAGAGCAAGCACATACTACTGATGGAATTTGGAGAACGGATAAAAAAGTTTTAGGGGGAACAGTAGTTGCATGGATGGACTATCCAGAGCCATATAAGGAGGGATGAGGAATGCGGTTAATCGACGCAGACGAATTAATCAAATACATCAAAATATGGGAGATTGGAACAAGTATTAGTTCTGATCAGAAAGAGTTCATTGATTGCATTAATAAACAGCCGACAGCTTTTGATGTGGACAAGGTTGTGGAGCAATTGGAGAAGCTGGCGAATGAAGCAAATGACAAAATTCTGGAAGCTGGTGGACTACAGCTATACTACGATGGGTATGAGAATGCCATGCGAACGGCGGTTGAAATTGTGAAAGGCGGTGGAGTTGAATGAGTAAATCAGTATTGGTGATTGATACGCCAGAATCTTGTGAGGGTTGCTGTATGTTTTGCTATACATATCACGGATTTCAGTGTTTAATAACTGGTAAAACAATTGAAAATTCAACTGATAGACCTGAGCGGTGTCCAATGCGACCGTTACCAGATAAAATCAAAACACCAAAACTTACAAGCGGTTATGACCTTGGATATAAAGATGGATATGATAAGTGCTTGGCTGAGATTACAGGAGAGGTGAAATAGATGATTGATCTAGCGAATAAATGTGTATTAGTCATAACACATGAAGAGTATGAAAATATTCTGAAAGCAGCAAAGGAACAAGGATATAGATGGTACGGCGGAAAAGAAGTGTATCCATATCCTTTTGAAGAACAGCAGATCCCGGATATATTAAAGTTCTATAGCAATAAAGAACTAACAAGAAATGCCAGTCTTATGCCTGGATATGAATTAGTAGAAGCATCAGACGTAACTGAATATGAAAAGAAGCTCAAAGATGCCATAAGCCTTGTCAGAACATTAGTTAAATACTCAGACAGAACAGCATTGACGAACTCATTTATTAAGTCCTTGAAGCTACTTGCAGATACTGTAGAAAGTCAGATGGAAGAGGTGAAGTAGATGGAGAGATTAACAATTGACGATATGATAAAAGCACTTAGATGTGTTGCCAGTCAAGATACAGAAGGCGACTGCTATAAGGATCACGAGAATTTTAAGCACATGAAAGACGATAAATATAAACGCATTGTCTGTGGAACTGGCGAGAACTTAAAAGATTGGATTAGTGGAAGGGATGCAGTTGGATGCCCATACCACCAGAAAACGTATGGGACTTGCTACGAAGATGGAGAATTGTATTGGTTGAAAGATGTCGCAGAGCTGTTAGAAGAACTGAAATCTTACAAAGGCTTAGAAGAGCAGGGCTTGCTTGTGAGATTACCGTGTAAGATTGGAGATGACTTATATTGCATTGTTAATGGAGAAGTCAAGAAATTAAAAGTGCATTCTTTTGGAGTACAAGATTTTGAAATTACTGGTATTGAATTTAAATACGTAGACGGGTTTAAGATAGTAAGATTTGTAGGAGAAGTAGGTAAAACAGTATTTTCCACCCGTGAAGAAGCTGAGAAGAAGTTGGAGGAGATGAAGAAATGAATAAATGTTGCGCTAGTCAAGATGGGATATGTCGGAATGCCATTCTTTTTGGAACAATATGCGATGGTTACAAAGAAAGATGCAGATTAAGACAAACTTATAACACTATCGAACAAACAGTGAAGAATTACCAGAACAATTTAAGAAAAATATTTGGAGCGGAGGATTAATCATGAATAAGAAAGAAATCGCAGAGATCAAGAAACAGTTTACACCAGCAAATTGTTCCATTACACGTATTTGTGGCTGTTATGTGGATGCAGAAAAGAATAAGAGAACCAAAATTAAAGAAGCGTTTCTGTCTCTTCCAGAGGAAGAAATGTTTAAGTATTTTGACATTTTCAAGAAAACCATGTCTGGCAGACTTGGAAAGAACCTTATGAACTTTGATTTTCCATTAGAACAGGAAAAAGAGGGTGGAACACAGGAATTTCTTATGCGGATCAGAGCAAGTAAACTTAAAGATGATGAGCTTTTGGACGAGTTCTACGACAAAGTGATTGAAAATTACGATTATAACGAAAATTACTACATAGTTCTCATTCATGCAGTATATGACATTCCCGGAAAAGCTTCTGATAGAACCGAAATGCACGATGCATCAGAAGAAATTTATGAACACATTCTGTGCAGCATTTGCCCGGTGAATCTTTCAAAGGCAGGTCTTAGCTATGATGTGGATGAAAATAACATCAAAGACCGTATTCGTGATTGGGTAGTCTCAAGACCAGAAACAGGATTCTTATTCCCTGTATTCAATGACAGAAGCACTGATATTCATGGAACTTTGTATTTCAACAAAAACATAAAGAATATTCATATGGACTTTATCGAAAATGTTCTTGGCACACCAATTCCGCGTATACCGGGAAATGAGATCAATGTCTTTTTAGATTTTATCATGGATAATTTCAAAGGATGCACAACATTTTATTTCACTGAAAGCCTGGTTGAATCGTTACGGGAAGTAAGAGAACAGAAGAAAGACAGCCCAGAGATGATAACTGTATCATGTGATGAAATGGAACATATTTTTGGATATTGCGGAATTCCATGCGAGAAGTTATCAGATTTTAAAGAAAACTGGGGAATGTATTTCAACAATGAGCCTGTTGCCCTTGATAATATCCATAATTCAAAAACTGCAAAAATTGTAACACCAGATGCAACAATCTGCATTCAGCCAGATAAAATTGCTCTGATTGAACTGAAAGAAATAAACGGCGATCCATCCCTTGTAATTCCAGTAAATGGAGAACTGAAAATCAATGGAATTGAAGTTGAATTAAAATAAACACTTTTGAAAAAGCCAGGAATTGGAGAAAGGAATTTCAAAATTGGCAAGCGATGTAAAATGGATAAAAATATGTTCAGACATTTTTGATGATGAAAAAATAATGCTAATTGAAAATTTGCCAAGTGCGGATAGCATTATCGTAATCTGGTTTAAATTGTTGTGCTTAGCCGGAAAAAATAACAACAGCGGTGTTTTTATCCTAAACGATAAGATTGCATATACTGATGAAATGTTAGCGACAGTATTCAGGAGAGATATTAACACAGTTCGATTAGCGTTAAAAACATTTGAGAACTACGGAATGATCGAAATTGTTTCCGGTGTTTATACAATTCCGAACTGGGGAAAATATCAAAATCTCGATAAAATTGAGCAAAAAAGCCAATATATGCGAAACTATATGCAAGAATATCGAAAAAAGCAGAAAGACAAAATAGAGTGTAAAACTAACAGTAAACTTTACGGTAAAGTTAACAGTAAAACTAACGTTAGCTCGGCAGAAGTATATAATAAAGAACTAGATAATAAAGAATTAGATAATAAAGAAAAAGAAATAGAAGAAGAGAATGATTTAATAGTATCTAAAGATACTATTCGTCAGACTGACGTCCAACGAATCATTGATGAATGGAATACTCTGGAAGAATTTGGTATTAACCCTGTAAAAAGAATGACATCAAAACGAGAACAAGCAGTGAAAGCCAGAATCCGTCAGAACCATATGGGCGATATATTAGAAGCCATTGAAAACATTCGCCATAGCAGCTTCTTACAAGGGCAGAACAAAGAAGGCTGGATGATAACTTTCGATTGGTTCTTAAAGCCCGGTAACTTTGCAAAGGTATTTGAAGGGAACTATCTTGATAAATCCGGCAACAAGCCTCAAAGCTACATGGAGAAAATCCAAAACAGGGTAAGCGAGGTGGACAATTGGGTATGACAAGGGAAGAATGGGCGGTACTGGTAAAAGCAATGAAAGCTGTGTACACTTCTCCATCGTTTCTTCCAGATCAATATGCTTTTGATACTTGGTATGGTCTCCTTAAAGACCTAGATTACAAGCTTTTAAGTTTCGGATTAAAGAAATATATGCAGACTGAATGGAAAGAGCCATCAATAGCAGCATTAAGGAAATGCGCACAAAGCCTTGCGCCACAGTCTGACGAACTGAACGAAACAGAAGCTTGGAATCTGGTATCAAGGGCAATTTGGAACTCTATATACCATGCGGAAGAAGAATTTTCTAAACTTCCAGAAATAGTTCAGAAAGCTGTATCAAGTCCGGGGCAGTTAGAAGAATGGGCGAAATCAGGGAATGTAGATGGAAAATGGCTGAGCGTAGTCCAGTCAAATTTTCAGCGTACATATCGGGCAGAAGTGCAAAGAGAACAAGAACGAAGAAAACTAAGTCCAGACCTTTTAAAAATTATAGATAATGCCAGATTGGGAGGTGCGGAAAATTGCCAGATAGAAAACCATGGAGAGAATTAAAAAGCACTGAAATTATAGGCTTAAAGCGGAGACAATGCTCAAAATGCGACTATTACAGCAAGAGCGAAAATGCATGGAGTACAAATGCAACCTGTGATTATATCTTGATCGAAGAACATAGCAGAGGATGTGATCCGAGGGATTGTGTTAAAAATGGTATCTTCAAGAAGAAAGCGAGAGGAAAGTCAAGAGTAAAGCGAGTGATTCTATGAGGAAGATAAGCGAAATGTATAAGCGATCTGGCGGTACAGCTTATCAGCATACCTGTTCGGAATGCAGATTCTTCCGTGGTGGTAAGCATCCGCAGTGCTTGCAATACGAACTGGAAGTTGCTTGGAACCCAGATTATATAGCTTGCAAATTTTACAATCTGGAAGAATCTCAGATTGATGGACAGGTCAATATATTTGATTTGTTGTGAAATATGATAATTGTTTTGACCAAAACGGCTAAAATTAATTTTTATGATATTCGTGAATATTGTTATGGTTAAAACAAAATAAGCGCTTAAAATCAAAAAAACAGGCTATCAATAGAAAGGAGGAACAGGAACCGCCGGCCGGCAAAAGGAATTCCCGGTTCCTCCTAAATTTTATGGATGAAATATTGAAATATGCTATTGAGAATGGTATTATAAATCCTGCACATGTACTTGAAGAAATACAAATGAAGAAAAATGAAGAAATATTAAAAAAATATAAAATATGGCAGGGAAAAAACAATAATTGGTATACTTATATTTATACAGAAAAAAATTCTAGAAAGCTAGTGAAAAGAAGTAGCCGAAAGGGAATTGAAGATTATATTATTGCTTTCGAGAAAGAAAAAACAGAAAAACCTAAAACATTTATGGATGTTTACGAGCATTGGATAGAAATTCAAAAAGAATTTGTGACGGATAACACTTTGTATAAGTATTCTACAGATAGAGCACGTTATTTTGAAAAAAAAGAATTTACGGAAAAAGAAATTGAGAAAATGACAGAAGAAGATATAAAGGTATTCATTGTCAGAACTGTAAAAGATCAAAAACTTTGCAAAAAAGCGTGTAAAACTTTGTTTGGATATATCAAAAACACAATAGATAGTGCAAGGTCACAACATTTATTGAATTATGATCCTATGGAATTTCTTTCACCTAAAATATTTTATAAATACTGCACGGAGATAGAAAAGCCTTCAAGTCATAATACAATATCAGACCATGAACTTAAACTAATTATTAATCGCTGCAAAAAGGATTTTGATGAACAGCCAGAATACATTCCCTCATACGCAGTATATTTTGCAAGTCTCACAGGGATGAGAGTTGGAGAAATTTCGGCTTTAAAATGGGAAGATATAAATGAAAATTATATATCTATTAATAAATCAGAAAAATACAATAGAAATACAAAAGAATACTATATAGGAAAAACAAAAAATCAAATGAACAGATGGTTTCCTATGACTGGCGAAATTCGAAAACTTTTAATGAAATTAAAATCAGCAGAAATCAGCAATGGGTATATTAGTGAATGGTTGTTTTCAAACGAAAATGGAAGGGTTCATGCTCCTGTAATATCGTCATGCTTAAAAAACAAATGCAGGCAGGAAGGAATAGAAGAAAGAGGAATTCATGCATTTAGAAGAACAATAAATTCTAAACTAAGATGCAATGGAGTATCTGCCACTGTTGCTGCATCGCTGCTCGGGCATACCGAAGAAGTTAATGAAAAATATTATACATTTGATGTTAGCTCTTTGGAAGAAAAAAATAAAATTGTGTCAAAAGTGCAAAGGATTGGATGAATAAGAACATAGGTTCTGATTACCTTTTTGGTTACCTTTGATTACCTCAAGTCTGGAAAGCCTTTAAAATCAAGGGTTTACGGATTAAAACGCGAGCCGTGAGGTCGCAGGTTCAAATCCTGTTGCCCCGATTAATGCAGCAAAATCAAGGGTTTGCGGACTTGGTATGAACGAGTGTTCTGATTACCTTTGATTACCTTTTACAAAAGTACATATGAAAGGAAAAGTACATGTGCAAAACAATAAAATCGCAGAGATGCGATTATTTTTTTGCCTTTTTTCGGAAATTGTGTTATGTTCAAGGAAATGGAGGGCGAAATATGCAGATACACACAGCTTATGACGTAATGAAAGAGTTTTTAATCACGGATGCAGAGCTTGTTGGACAGTACGGAATCCCTAAAATTCCAAAGACTTTTATTCATCCGGGGAAAGACACTGTAGACTTTGCAGAGAGCTTCAGCAGGAAGATTAAAAATCACAAGGAACTTGATGTAAATTTCTATGTGGACGATGTACAGTTTCAAAGATTATGGAATCAGCCGGACAAGTACATGGAGCATTTAAAATGTTTTCATGCAGTCATTATGCCAGATTTCAGCATATCGGTTGGCAAGAATGGAATGCCACTGGTAATGTGCCTGTGGAATAAATACCGGAATCATGCGTTGGCTCACTACATGATCTTGAATGATATTTCAGTAATTCCGAACGTAAGCATATTACCGGAATACTGTTGGGAATGGTGCTTTGATGGGCTACCAAAGGGAAGCACAGTTGCCTGTTGCACCAATGGAAGAGTAAAGAGCAAGGCAGCACGGTTGGAATTTTGCGTTGGTTTCAAGGAGATGGAACGGAGATTGAAACCGCTTCGAGTTATCATTATTGGAAGAATCCCGGAAGAACTGGAAACAGACACGGAAATTGTAAACTTTGAGACTAAGAATCAGAAAATTAACAAGGAGGGTATGAATGGGAACAACGACTGACAATTACCAGAGAAAGAAAAAACTTTCAAAGTCCCAAACAAAGAGGACGGAACGTTTAGAGAAATCATCTCACAGAAGATATGGAACACGTAAGAAAGAAGGATTAAATAAATTGTGAATTTTGAATCATTCAGAACTTTACGCTATAGAAATATTTGTGCAAAATTAAAATTTAAGTGGTAACTAGAAAATGTGAGAAATTTTCTGATTGCCACTTTTTTTCTTAATTTCCGTGATTTTTTGGTTTCCAAAATGATGTTTAAATTTGGAAATCGTTTACAAGTTAGTTGCAACTATTGAAACCTTGAACAGTTGCGACTTTTCCGCCGGCATAAACCAACCAGGGATAGCACCTGGAACCGATACCGCGCCGAAATGATGAAACCTGGACAGAACCGGGAACGATTGAACACCAGTAAAGCCGACCGTCAGCCGTAGCTCTGACAGATCAGAACCAACAGCCCGCAGATAATAGATCATAACAGCAAATGACATATAATGCAGTAATAAAAATGCAATAATACTCTTGCAAAATAAGCCTTAAATGGCTTGTAGCGTATTTAGCCTATACTTTATTGACTGCGATTATAAAACGACTTAAAAAGACAAATGCGGCGTATATAAGCATATCACAATATAGTTGTATAGCCCTAATTGATATATAGACCGGACAGTTGCGACAGATCACCGGGAAGCCCGGACAAGCTACGCACATAAGCGGACACAATGCGCCCCATTTACACGGTACGCAAATAAAGCATAGCCGCACATAGCTATACAAGATTATTATACACCTATAGCCGCAAGCAGTCAATAAACCATGTAGTGCACTATAAAGTGCTTTAAAGGCTCATAATCGGCTTAAAATGCAAACGTGGCATAAATCACCATTAACAGCATAAAAAACGATTTACGGATAAAATAGCGCGTTAATTGATTGACTTATTATATTAACTTTGCAAGGTGTATCTGGCAGAATGCCAAAAAAACCGCTTGCACGCCGTGAACGTGCCGCCGGTCTGGAAACCGGGAAGCGGTAAAAAATCAATCAGTTATACCTAAATATTCCATAGTTTTTTTATCAATCTCTTTCCCAGTAATAGTCGGGGAATAAATACTTTCTAAAAATTCTATGTAATTGTCTAGCTCATCAACAGAAAGTGTTATTAATTTATTAAATATTTTATCACTCATGTTTTTATCTTTCTTCCCTTCACCCTGGGAGCCAGGATATAAAAAGACGCGCCCTATTATTTAAAAGTCATTTTTGTAACAGCTGGAAGACTGCGGAAAAATTCCCGGCGGTCGTAATCATCTTTAATATTAAATTGTCTGTCGCTTGTGGGGATGATCTCGCCGCCGATAAGCTCCATACAGGAGAGTTGTAAACAGTCTTCTTTTTTCGTTGATCTGTGCAGTGCGTACCGCATTACAGACTTTTTACCGTCACGGCGCTTTATCGGGGACATATCCCAATAAGCTAATTTAATAACGCCACCAGCAACAGCTTTGAAGATTTCCATTGCTTCCTTTTCAGCTTTTCTGTTGATTGTATCAACTGTGGAGAAATCGCCGCTTTTTATGGCGGCGATTGTCTGCGCTTGCGTGGCTTTCTTGATTGTTACCATTTTAAAGCCCTCCATAAGTTTTATTTTTCTTGTAACACTTGTTCCAAAAATCAACGACTTTTTCAGCTTCTTTTTTTGTGCTACAAATATTTGCGGAAGTAATGCCGGGGACTTGCAATGAAAATAATAAATTGTCAGAGTTTGAAACCCGAAGCACAGACGCAAAGTTTTTGTCATTTGTGCGTGTTGAAATTGCTATGTAATGATATTTCATGTTTTAGACCTCCACATTATTTTTCCCATTTATTACGCTCAATATCTTTTTTAAAAAAAGCATTCGGATTTTCTTTTTTTAATTGTTCAAAATGCAATAACGCTTGTTTTCGCTCAATTCCAGAATATTTTATAAAATTTGTCAATTCCTCATGACCGTCATTTAAATTAACATCATAAAAATTTATATAGTAAATAACGTTTTTTCTATAGAGCTTTTCTCTTTTTAATTCTATCTTCTTTTTTATGGGAGAAGTTAAAATATAATTATAACGTTTTGACAATTCTATTTGATAAGATTTTAATTCTAATAACATTTCTTCTAATTCTTCAATAGTTCCTTTTGCATGACTGAATCTTTCTAAAATTTCCTTTTCACTGTGTAAGTTTTCCGGATGTTGTTCGTAAATATGTATTGTTTTATTACTCATTTCTTTCTGTACATATCCGTAACGAGTAAAAAGCTTTTCAAATAATCTTTCTTGTGATCGTTCACAGGTGCCATATTTTTGGCACCTGCAACAATTTGTTTTACATTCTATCATGCGATTTTTACCTCTTTCAAAATTTCGGTAGGATCATCTTTAAAAATAAAACTATGTGTAAATCTCGAATAATAGCCGCCTAACTTTTTAATCTGGCTATTTAATTCTTTATAGCTTTCTCTGCTGAGAGTATCGAGCCATTTTACAAGATAAATCTTTTCGCCTGTTTTTGTGTGCTGGCTTTCTTCCACTGTATAAGCTTTTCCGCTTGTTTCAATTTCTGCGGCGCTTGATTCTTCTTTATTTTCTTTTGCTGCCGGGGCTGTATTTTGCTTTTTAATTCTGGCGACTTTTGGAACATATTTACAGTTTCTAAAATCAACTTCTCCGCCGTAGAAATTAACATCAAAATAATCCGTCATGCTGTCGCTGTCATCGTAATTATAAGAAGCAATAAAGGCGTTTACATCATCAACAACGCTTTTAAAATATTCAGTTTGTACCCCGAAAAATGATTTGTTTTCCTCAAAAACAACTTTTTCATAGCATTTCAATAGATCGTCATCTGTCCAGCTGTCAAGTGTAAAAATATTATTTCTATTTAATTTTCTCCACATCTCGTTTACTTCTTCCGACATGGTTTTGTAGCTCTGAGTTTTTCCGTCTTTATCTATATACGTGTTTTCTGTATAATAGTTTTCTTTAAGTTCCGCAGCGGTTTTATACATCTGTTCCGGGAATTCCAGCAAATCAACGCTTAATGACTGGCACATACTTGCGTAATGAGTGCGAATGCTAAATTTGCAAGTTGGGTATTCTTCTTTTACATAGGCTCTTACAATTTTAGCAATCTCTTTTAATGACAAATTAACATCGTATCTTGAACCCTCCCAGCCGTAAGCACTGTAAAAATGGCGTCTTGTGCTTCTTGCGGTTTCTGTTTTTTCTTCTTCTGAAAGATTATTTGCAACAGCTGCGCGATCTTTCCAGATTTTAAACATTGCATCGTATTCTACGTTGATTTCCTGCATCTGTTCCAGGTCGCCGCCGTTGTCCGGGTGATTTTCTTTCAAAAGTTTTCTATACTGATCTTTCAAATCTTGATAACTTGTTACGCTCTTAAAATATTTACTCATTGATTTTCACCCTCACCCCTGTTATAATAGGGTTGCCTTTCTTTTTAGTTTGGTGCCCGGTTTGGTTTGGAAGACTGCCGGGCTTTTTTTATTTTGCCTAGGAACTAGAATTTTTCAATTAATCGGTGCCGGCTCCCTATGTCCTCATTGTGTTGAGTGGTTCGGGCGGTTCCAGTTGTTTGTTTCTTTTGTTCCTTTGTTGATGTAATTATAATATCACTAAAATTAGAGAATGTCAACATATAATTCACAAAAAATAGAGAAAAATATTCTTGACAATCAGCATTAAAAAAGCTACATTATATATAAAGTAAAAGATTAGGAGGAAAACAAATGCTACAATATAAAATTAATGTTATAGAAGAGCTTGCAAAAGTCGGTATAAATACCACAAAAGCTAAAAATACAGGGCTTTTCGGACAAGCTACAATGCAAAAATTTAAAAAAGGAGACACAACGATTTCTTTAGACAATTTGAATAGACTTTGTGCCGTTCTTGAAATGCAACCTAGAGATATTATAAAATATGTTGAAACAGACAACGATAGAGAAAAAATAATCTCTAAAATATGTGAACAAAATATTGACAATCACTAAAAATAGAGATATAATAATACTTGTAAGGAACAAAGAACCTTATAAACCACAGAAAGGAGAAAAAATGGAGAACATGACAGACAAACAGTTACAGTTTATTGCTTGGTTGATCACAACAGCGACAGACAAATGCGAAACCATTGAGGAAGTCCGAGAAATGAACAACGAAATCCGTAAACACTCAGCCGGACTGCTCAAAGAAACCACGAAGGAAAACGAATAACCAAAAGGGGCGAACAATCGCCCCAACCAAAAGAAAAAGCCCTTGGAAATCATCCCGGGGCTTTTAAAATGCTTATTTGTGGCGGCGTAACGACAATCGAGGGGTTAACAGCCCACCGCCGAAGCTGTTAAGATATTAATAGCACAGGTTTTTAATTTTTGTCAAGAAAAATGTTTTTTATTTTTGGCTTGACTTTCTGGAAAACTTACAGTAACGTTATTATCAACGATGGTTGCGGGAACTCATGGAGGGGTGGTTATTGTGAAATCGTTTGCACCTGAACAGAATAAAGTAGCAGTTAACAAGCCAGATCATCCAGGCATTAAAGCTCGGTAATGGTCTGGTTTTTATTATGTCTAAATGTATTATATATAATATATCTTTTACCCCTCCATAGATTCCTAAGGCAAGAGTTTATTAAAAGATATTCTATACAGTACCGTATAATAACATATATAATATAAATATAAATGAAGATTATAATATAATATGCCAAATATTATTTATTAATTACTGACAAAATAAAGGGTTTTATTTTATGCAAAATTAAATTTGACAAGATATTAAAGACTGTGTTAAGGTATCAGCAACAAAGAAAACAGAATATTTTATTTTAAGTTTTAGAGAATGTACCCGAACACCCGGAAATTTTCCGGGAATAAGCTTTACCTGGTGACATTCTCTTTTTTATTTACAAATTAACGTGCTAAAGTGAGGTGATAACATGAAAGATAATACAGTAAATGTACAAGACGTAGATATCTATTTAGATAATATTAATATATATGCTGATGAATATATAAATACTGTATTATGTATATCACCAGATAACGAAAACTATAAGAAAGAAGTATCAGATAGCTTTGTAGATATGATTTTTTATATTGCAGATCATATACAAAAGCCAAGTAATGACAATATAGAGCTATTAGATAAAATGTTTAATACTTATGTGAGATTATGTAGTAAATATCATGTATTACCAACTTTAGAAGTATTTAGCTTTTTAGTTGGGATTAATCGTACAACGTTTACTGATTGGATGAATGGAGTGTATAGAACAAACTCGTCACATGGTGACACGGCTAAAAAATGGTTTGATATTTGTAAAAACTGCGCAATCAATAGATTGCATAACCAGACCGGAACAAATGCGAATTTGATATTTGTTGCAAAAGCCGCATACGGCATGGCAGAAACTGCACCAGTGCAAGCCGCGCAGCAGTACGGCGTACCACAGCAGACCGCGCAGCAGATCGCAGAGAAGCACAAAGCCGCTTTACAGCTTCCAGAGATGGAAAAACCGGAATTGTAAAGCTCATAAGAACACAGAAGCAGTAAAAATGTACATGATGGACGGACAAAAGGCAGTAAACACATGGAATTATGCAATATGTACAGTAATAACGATTATAATTGTGCATGATGTATAGGATTTTAGAGGCATCTATATAAAAAACAAGTGTTTATCAAACAGACTGAATATTCTGACAATATAAGACGCTGGACGGTTCAGCAGGACGCCCCGGGAGGGGTATATATAAAAGCCATCCAGGGCGTAGTCAGTTGCCCGAGTTTCTGAGAAAACAAAAAAAGCCTCTTTCACCATAGAGAAGCAATACTTAACGGAGCATGATATGAGAAAATGGTTGAGTCAAGAAGAAAAACAGAATATTGGTACTGTCTGTTGCAATTGTGGCGCAACAGAAGATATTGAATATCATCATATTGTGCCGCTTTTATTAGGCGGTAATGATGTTAAGAGTAATATTGTTCCTTTATTATAAATGCCATAAAGCAGCTCATATGGGACAACACATTAACCATTACAGAAACAATAGCCGTGGCGGAAGACATTCAAAATCAAGTATTGAAAAGAATGCTCATGTATTCGATCAATACATCAATGGAGAAATCGGATGCAGAAAAGCACAACAATTACTTGGATATTCTAATAGAACAACAATAGTTGGGCTTCCAGTTTTTAAACGCTACATTCAGTCTATTGGGATTAAAAGTGTCAGAAATATTGTTGATGTAACAGCTACAAATAGTGTGGATGGGATTTCTGATGGCTCATATGTTGGTGAAATAATTTACCTAGACGGGAGAAAAGAAAACATCTACTACAAAGACACTGGCGCAAATGATATTGAGTATGTAAAACGCCAATGTTCATAGAAAAGGAGACAGAACATGGGAAAATCAGAAAGAAAAGAACCAATTCAATCCGAATCCATCCGCATCCGATTTTCCGAAAAACAGAAAAAAAGGCTCCTGGAAGAGAAGAACCGGACAGACAGGAGCGCATCTGATATTGTAAGACAGGCAGTTGATGAATATTTCGGGAGGAAAAGACGTGCTTAAATTTTTCTCAAAAAATAAAAAAGGTGTTTCTGAATCCCAAGGCTTTAGTTCAGAAGAAATAGCGCATGGCGTGTTCAGAGTTGAAAAGAAAACAAATTATTTTCATAAAAAAGCAATTTGTAAAGACGGAAAGTTATACAACACCGAAACAGCAATAAAAGTTATCGAACTTGATAAAGAAAAAGTGAATTTGTTTGGTTCATACCGGATGAGAACGTATTTTATAACGGATAAAGGAAACTGGTTTTCTTGCTACACGCTTGTTGAAGCCGGAATACGTGAGCATATGAAACAAGTAGGCGACATTGGTGTAAAAGTCGAGGAAACAGATGTTTCCTATTTAGATTTGAAATTGGAAAGCATTCAAGAAGTTAAGGAAAAATTAGGTTTTGCCGATATCGACCTTTACAAGAAATATTTCGGGGAGGTGGAAGAAGGATGAGCGTCGTAAAAATCACAAACCCCAACCCCTATGATTGGCGTGGAACAAAATATTTTATTGATGGAAAAGAAGTTCCGAGAGTGAGATCAATAGATTTTCATGTAGCTGTAGATGAAATTCCGGTATTTGAGTTTGAAATGATGGCTGTCCCAGACATTGAGATGGAGTGCTTGGCACAAATTAGTGTCACTTCTCAATCAATTACTGATGCAATTTTAGTTTTAAGGCACGAATTACTACAACATGGAGAAATTTACAATGGATTCAAATCAAGCCTAAAATCGGCTTTAGAATCCTACAATTACTGTGGGATGCCGTTTGAGCCAGAAGAAGAGATTGCAGAAAAAATTCTGGACTTTTTAATTGGGGAGGAAAAAGGAAATGAATGCACTTAATGTAATTGGAACAGCTGTAAATCTTGCATTTTTCGTTCTGGTTCTTGCCGGCACTTTGGCTATACTGGACGAAGAAGGAAAGACAAACGTAATACAGATTTTATTCTGCATTTGTTTAGAAATATGTTTTGCACTGAATATTTTCTTAATTTGCACGAGGTGACAAATGTATTTACCGATTCCAATTGGAATTATCCCGATCGAGTTAATCGAGAGGGTTAAATTCATAAAAGCACCGCTTCGGCTTAATCCATGTAGGCTCGGGAAAGCCTATGAAAGTGATAAGTCGAGGCATCCAGAGTAGCGAAAGCTCTTATTGATGAATACGCCAGGAATTATTAAATATTTGGAAAAGAAAATTCCCATCCTGGAAAAGAGTAATCGGTAAGAGCGGAAAATTTATATACTTGTTTAGCTTAATATCACGACTTCCCCGGTCTTAATGGTGCGCCGGGGTTGATGGGCTATCGCCAAACGGTTAAGGCATAGCACTTTGACTGCTATATTTGCTGGTTCGAATCCAGTTAGCCCAGTTTGCGGTTTTGTTAATTCCGCAAGTGTTCTTTTTGAAACACTTTTTACTCCGGTCTTCTAGCCCAACGGGGCTGATTAAAGGGGCTTCAAATGTCCCGGAAGACTTTCTGAAATCTAAAAGCGTTTCAGAAAGCCTTTGTTGCGGCTGGTGGTCAAGAACTGCAACAGTGCCGGATTGTTTGCCATGGCGGTCAAATAATTCGGTATCTTAGGAAGCTTAGTTCAGCGGTAAGAGCAACGGCCTCATAAGCCGTAAGTCCTGGGTTCGAATCCCAGAGCTTCCATTTCTTCTAAATGCCATTCATCCGTAATATGGGTGGAAAAAACTTCCAGTTGAGCGTGTGGATTAGGTAAATTTAGGTGCGATACGGCGTAGCTTAAATGGATCTGATTTCCCGGCTGGTATATCTCTGAGTTAAAAATATTAACGCAGCGCACGTTAATAAAAGGAGTTTTCAAGAGATACCGTCCAAAGACGCATAAAAATATCCAGTGAATCTACAGCACTAAAACTTGTAGATAGTGGAAAGCATAACACGATAAACCTATTGCTAACCCGGTTCTTCCGGGTTCCGGCAGGATAGAGAAGCGGAATCTCGCATGGCTCATATCCATGAAAACGGCGGTTCGAATCCGTCTCCTGCTATTTCATCTACCAAGTGTAGATAGGAAATCTGACTTTAGCATAGCTATTGTTGGTTTTTAGACGAGGTAGCTCAATTGGACAGAGCGATGAGAATATTAGTCATGTTTGTGACTATAATAGCAATTTACTCCATTACAAGGCATAGGTTGGTGGTTCGAATCCATCCCTCGTCACTGCCCCGGTTATCGGTTACGGAAAACCGACGGAACATGTCTGTGTTCTTTACTGCAAACAATTTTATAGGTTCAAATCCTGTCGGGGCAATTATGTGGTGCTTACAGCAATCATTTGGACATAACTGTTAATTATGAAAACCAAAAGCATCATGAAAATTTAGGGGACACTTACAGCAACTCACTTAAATAAAATCTAATTCGTATATTTTATATTTTTCGTGTCCTGAAAGGAGAAGAAACATGGATTTTGCAAATGCAATGAAAGAAGAAAGCAAGTTTACAAGAACCGAAAACGGAGCAGTTGCGCTGAATACTACAAGCGATGCAAGACTTGACCTGTTCGGAACTATTGGTGCATTGAGAGAAGCTGATGAAAATAGAATCACCACTTTATTCTCAGAAGCATTTGCACAGGATAAACTCTTTGCCACAAAGATTGCTTTTTATGCAAGAGATATTCGTTGTGGGCTTGGAGAGAGAAAAACTTTTCGAACCATTATCCGTTATATGGCTGAACACCATCCAGAAGCACTTAGACCAAACCTCGATTTAATTGGAGTGTTCGGAAGATATGATGACATCTATGAACTGATTGGAACACCATTGGAAGATGATATGTGGAAAACCATGAAAAATCAGTTCGAGGAAGATTTGAAGAATCTTAATGAAGGGAAAGCAATTTCTTTGCTTGCTAAATGGATTAAGACTGCTGATGCAAGTAGCAGAGAAACTAGGAAGTTAGGAATCTTGACTGCACAGAAGTTGGGTTATCCAGTCTACAACTTTAAGAGAATTGTTCGTAGCATGAGAAAACAGATCGGTGTTGTTGAAAGCCTTATGTCTGCTGGTAAATGGAATGAGATTAAATATTCAGAAGTTCCGAGCCGTGCAATGATGATTTATCGCAAGACCTTTGCAAAACATGATCCAGATGGATTTAATGATTTTATTAATAAGGCTGATAAAGGAGAAGTTAAAATCAACGCTTCAACTTTGTATCCTTATGACATCGTGGAAAAAATCCTTTACGGACGAGAGAACAATAAAGTTCTTGAAGCACAATGGAAAGCACTTCCAGATTATATTGAACAGGGAACAAATGCTTTGATTATGGCTGATGTGTCTGGTTCAATGTATGGAAGACCAATGGCAACATCAATCGGATTGGCAATATACTTTGCCGAAAGAAATGTTGGGGCATACCACAATTTGTTTATGACATTTTCGAGCAATCCAGAAACAGTTGTTTTAAAGGGTGAAACCCTTTCACAGAAAATCAATAATGCTAAAAGGGCTGACTGGGGCAATAGTACAGACCTTAAAGCTGCATTTGAAAAGGTGCTTGATATAGCAGAAAAAAATAATATTTCACAGGAAGAAATGCCGAAAGCTATTGTCGTAATTTCTGATATGGAAATTGATTATTGTGGAAATCGAAATTGGTCGTTTTATGATAAAATGGCAAACAAGTTCCATAAAGCCGGATACGTTATTCCAAACATTATTTTCTGGAATGTTAAAAGAAGACATGACGTATTTCATGCGGATTCAAAAAGAAAAGGCGTTCAACTTGCAAGTGGTCAGTCGGTAACAGTTTTCAAACAAATCTTACAGAATCTTGGATACAATCCAATTGAAGCTATGGAGAACACGATCAATTCGGAAAGATACAATTGTATTACTGTCGAATGAAACAAAAGTAAAAACCATCTCAGTTCCTTTGAAAAGAACTGTCCGTGACAGGCGGCAATATGAAACATAGCTTAGTGGTAGAGCAATGATACTCAATATCATGTGACACAGGTTCGATTCCTGTTGTTTCTATCTGGCAAATTGCCATTGCCAGAAGTTGCATTTTCCCCCTTAAAGTTCCAGTGTTTCTCGTTGGGAGATTCATGCCGTTCAAGTCGGCGCACTGGATTTTTTTAACAAGAGGTGTTTATGGAAGAAAAATGTTGTAAGAATTGTAGAAAACATGATGACTTCACATGGGTTTGCTTCAATGGTGATAGCAAATATTGCGCAGACTTTAGATGCATGTATGATAGTTGTGAATGTTGGGAGGAGAACAAGCATGAGTGATTTGTCTGAACTTATAAATAGAGGTGGTTTAATCGATGATTTTAAGATAGAAAAATCCAAAGATGAACCACCTACACAACCAATAAAGTTAGCTGATTGGCTGATTGACAGAGAATTGAAAGATGGAATTCGTCTGTATGGGAAAAATGATCTTAGAAAAATTGCAAATTACTTATTGAATTACTGTGGTGATGAAAATGATTGAAGTATGCGGTAAAGAAATAAAAGACGAATGTTCCAACTGTGGAAATATCCTTGAATGCGAATTGTTCCGCCAAGGACATGGCATAAAACAGGAACGTGAAAACATAGCTAAAATGATCGCCTGTCAGATGAAGCATAGGGAGGAAAGAGAGAAATGATTAAAAAACTTTCTAATTTTTGGCTCAAAAGAAAAACGGACAATCTTACAAAAATTCCTTTATTCATTATGATGTTCAATTGGAGAAAGTTTCAGAAAGACGGGAAAGAGGGAAGCTGCTTACTATATGCGCTTCACCCAGATATTGCAAAGGACACATTTTTGAGAGAAAAACTGCAAGAGTGTGTGGATTATATCCGTGACAACTACGATATGGAAACATTTACTAAGATTTGAGGAGAATGCCATGAGAATTGAAGATTTAAAGAATTGGACTGTAGATCAGCTAAAAAATGAAGTTGTTCTTTTATCTGATGAATGCGAGAAGAAACAGCATATAATCCTGGACTATAAAGCTTTATCGGAGACACTTAACCAAAAGCTTCTTGAAAATGATAACTGGAAGCTTCCAACTGATGAAGTTGAAAATGTAGATACTGGTCATCCATCTATAGAATGGTATGAACAACGCCACCAGGATGACTGCATCAGAATTAACGAGTTAACTGTTACTGTTGACAAATTGGTTGACCGATACGCTAATTTAAGGAAAAACAAAGGAATGTGCTGATATGGGTGAAAAGGAGGAATTAAAGCATTTCTTTACAAGCAATGGTGAAGCGATTGAAGAAACACCAGAGATTTCAATTTCGGATGGTGCTTTTGTTATCGAAGGCGGTATTCTTCACAGAAATGAGGACGGTACACTTTGTAGCATAGGCAAGCCGTTAAGTATTGAACTTGAATGTAAATTAAGTAATGAACTATTTTGGACACTAGTTGCCCCAAATCGAATAAACCAGAATAATTTCCGAAAAAAGCATGGCATTCCGAAACGGAGGAAAATTAATGGATCAAGAAAAAACAAAAGGTTGTCCAGAATGGAAGACACAAGTACAACAGGCACCTGCCAAAGAAATTGTTGACTTTGCAAAAGCACATCCATGCGATTATATGAGAAAATGCTTAGAGCAATATCCGTATTGGGGAAACCAAGACAATGGTTTTAATAGGAAGAAATTTAAGGAGATTTTTAATGAGCATTAAGTCAGCATTAGAATCCGAAGGGATAGATTTTTCTGAATACATGAACCCACCCGAGCCGTGGAATGGACAGGCATTATTGAGGAATATCAATGGAGTGAAATACGCCTGTTGCCCTTTTTGCCAGAAGAAAGCACTTTTGATTAGCCCAAACACAAAGATTCAGCATCTTAAATTAAAATGCAAGGGAAGCAACTGTAAGAAAGAATTTGAGGTGAATGTATGAAGAAATACAAAAATATCCCAATAACAATTTTACAAACAGGTGAAACTGTAGCAGCTTCAATTGAGGTCTGCGTAGAGGATGGAAGAGAGGTTGCTTACTTCTGCGCTAATGTACTTGGACGATATGATTATGAGGAAACATTTATGGTGCAAATAAAAGGCAGAGAATTTCCGTTCATTATAAGACATTTAAGCGGTTTTACAGATACGTTTCCAGTTCGCATGGAAATGTATGCGAAACAAGTAGGAACATACACTATTGGAAAATGGGAAAAGATATTGAGAGGTATTTTGAATGAAAATAAGTCTTAAACGAATTAAATGCATTCTGACAGGTGGTTGCAGGTTCAAAAGTTCAGATACAGAATCAAAATGTGACGATAAGGAAAAGACTTGCACTATTACAGAAACTTGCTACAAATGTGGGAAGAAGTACACTGCCGTATTCACTTACAAACAGTTAGGGATTACAGATTGAGGTGAATGTATGATATGGAGCGAAGAAATATCCTTTGATGGATTCCAGAAGAAGATTGATGAGTGGTACAAGGATAAAGACTTTGAACTGTGCGACCCACCTATCAGTGCTCAGTTTGCTTTAGACTTGATCTTCAAGACATTAGTAGATGATAGAGAAGATTATCCATATCTCACAACTATGTCAGAAAACGTAGAACAGACAAATAGCATTATGCTCGATTTAATTCTTCGTAAATACAGTCGCAAATACAGAAAATACTTGAAATCAAAAAGAAAGATGGTGAGCAAATGAACAAAATCAGAAAAATATTTTGGATAATTGCGAATTTCATAATATTCAAATGGGTAGCAGATTATTTGATAGCCACAATTCAAATGATGATTGAAAATCATTGGGGATTTTCTGCAGTACCATTACTGTTTATGGCAGTATTCGCAGAATGGAAAGTAATTGAAAATATTTTTACGGAATTAAGAAGATGATTTTATCAAGAAAGGATATGTATGACAAAACAAGAAGCCGTAGTAATTGAAACCTATACAGGAATTTGTATGCTTACAGGGGATGACCGAAGACTTGCATACGAATATGCGGAAAAGCTTTTAGGTCATCCGATATATACGCATGAATTTCCAAAGTATGCTGATAAGTTGAAAGAACTTAGTAAGCCAGATTTTATTGAAATTTGCAGAAAGTTAAGTGATTAAATGGTATGGTGCAAATTAAGGAACATTCCGTGTATACATCCAGAACCAGATGGATTAGAAAATTGTATATATTGTGAAAAATATAGTTTTGAAAAATATTTAGAATACAAAAAAACAAAAAGAAAAGTCAAGAGAGCCAGAAAGGAGCGCCATTATGAGTGACTTGAAGATATTTACAGAAAACATTGAACCAGAAGCATTAAATCAGATTTATACATTGATAAAGCAGCCTGCATTTTCTGAATGCAAAGTACGAATCATGCCAGATGTTCACGCAGGAGCAGGATGTGTAATTGGTTTTACTGCTGATCTCGGAGATAAAGTAATTCCGAACATTGTTGGCGTAGACATTGGATGTGAAATGCTTACAACACAAATTCCTGCTGACGTGGGAACAATAGATTTTAAAATTCTCGACGAAGTAATAAGAAACAATGTTCCGGCAGGAAGAAATGTACGTGACGAAATCATAAATTTTGAAGAATTAGAAGAACTTCATTGTTTTTCTCGACTCAAAAATATTGAATGGATTCGCAGGAGCCTTGGTACGCTTGGGGGTGGAAATCATTTTATTGAAGTTGACACTAATTCAAAAGGTGCAAAATACCTTGTAATTCATACTGGAAGTCGCAACCTTGGGAAGCAAGTAGCTGAAATATATCAAAAAATTGCCATAGAAGATATGCAGGGCACAGATAAACTTGAAACTGAAATACAGAAATTAATAAAAGAATACAAGTGCTCTGGCAGGCACAAGGAAATTCAAAATGGTATTGACGAATTAAAACGAAAATGGAAGCCAGACAAACTTGGCATTCCGAAAGAATTGTGCTACTTGACAGGAGAACACAGAAAACAATATCTGCATGATATGAAAATCTGTCAAGAATTTGCAAGAATAAACAGAAGATGTATACAGTCGGCTATATTCTACAGCATGAATTGGACACTTCAAAGAGATACATGGTTTGACACAATTCATAATTATATTGACCACGATACAAATATTGTTCGGAAAGGTGCGATATCAGCTAAGTATGGTGAAAAAGTTCTTATCCCCATGAATATGCGAGACGGATGCATTATTGCAGTCGGGAAAGGAAACGATGATTGGAACTGTTCAGCCCCTCATGGCGCAGGACGTATTATGAGCCGGTCAAAAGCAAAAGAAAACATTTCGTTAGAAGAATTTAAGGAGTCTATGGATGGAATATATACAACATCCGTTCAGAAATCTACAATTGATGAAAGCCCTATGGCCTACAAACCACCGCAAGAAATTATTGATAACATCAAAGATACTGTAGAAATAGTTGATATTATCAAACCTATATATAACTTTAAAGCAAGTGAATAAGCAGTCAAGAGAGCCATATGAGAGCCAGACTAAATCCTAAAAAAGAAAGGAGGTCTGGCTCTATTTTTATGGGAAAAATTACAGAAGGTTCGCTTGAATGGTATCGGACAGTCCTAAATCAGATTATCAGTAGCGACATGACAATCTATCAGAATCAAAAAGATTGCCTTGATTTGCTCTTAAATATGAATATTGACCTTCCTTTCGACAAGAACCAAGAAGCACGGAAAATGGCTATGAAAGTAAGTCAATACTCACATAACATAGCAGAGAAGTGTGCTGCATTAACTGGTAGTGGTGACTTTGATGATATCTACTGGCAGTATTTGTTACTGGAAGCGCCACATTTATTTGAAAGTTACTTGCTTTATATGGAGAAAAATAGACCGGACAGCAAGAAATTTTATATTCCACGAAAAAAAACACTACATGTAGTAGCCAAAGACCTACAAGATTTGGAAGAAAGAAAAATAGAGTTTTACGGTTTATCACTTCCAAGCCGTGTTGGAAAATCTACTATGTGTATTTTCTTTATGTCATGGATAATGGGGAAAAGACCGAATAGTCATAGTGCTATGGGCGGTCATTCTGGAAAACTGGCAAAAGGATTTTACGGAGAACTTCTTAATCTCATTAATACACAGGAATACAACTACAGTGAAATTTTCCCGCAATCGAAACTTCAAAAACAGAGTGCTGATGATTTTGAAATAAACCTGGACAAGCCAGACCGATTTGCAACAATGACTTGCCGTGGTATTGAAGGTACTTGGACAGGTGCCGTTGACATTTCTTCCGATGGGTATTTGTACGTGGATGACCTTGTAAGAGATAGGCAACATTCATTAAGCCCTACCCGATTGGAAAATACATATCAAGAATATCTGAACAAGATGGTTGACCGTAAGATTGATGGTGCAAGAGAACTTATGGTTGGAACCAGATGGAATTTATATGACCCTCTTGGAAAAATTGAGAAGCTAAATCGGGATAATCCAATGTATCGGTTTAGAAAAATTCCAGCTTTGAACGATGATGGTAAATCGAATTTTGATTATGAGTATGGCGTTGGATTTTCAACAAAATATTATGTCGATATGAAAGCCAGGTTAGACGCTAACGAATGGGAAGCCAAATATCAGCAAAAGCCCTTCTTGCGTGAAGGAATTGTGTTTGCAGCTGACGAATTAAGATATTATAACGGCGTTCTCCCAGAAGGTGGATTTGTTAAAAATGTTTCTGCTTGCGATGTTGCGTGGGGTGGTGGCGATAGCTTATCAATGCCAGTGGGTGCAGAATACGAAAATGGAGATGTATATATTTATGATTGGATTTTTAGCACAGCACCAAAAGAAGGAACATTGCCATTAGTTGTTGGAAGAATCATGGGAAATAATATTCAATCCATCAATTTTGAAGCAAATAATGGTGGAGATATGTATGCCTATTATGTAAATGAACGCTTGAAAGAACATAAATACGCTTGCAGCACGACAAGTACAAAAGCACCTTCAAAACAAGCAAAAAAAGAAAAAATAAATCAATATTCCGGGGATGTTAAGCAAAATTTTATATTTTTGGCTCCGAAATATCAAGATAAACAGTATCAAAAGGCTATGGATGAATTAACTACATTCGTCTATATTGGCGATAATGAACATGATGACGCCGCCGATGGAGTTACACAGCTTGCAATAACGCTTGCCGGCAAAAGATTTGCAGAAGTAAAAGCAACCAAAAATTTTATGTGGGGAAGGAGATAGAGTATGATGACTACAGCTCAATATTTACGCCAGATTGAAAATTATGATAACAGAATCAAAAACAAGCTTATCGAAGAAGAACAGCTCAGTTCTCTTTCCACAAGTGTATCTGCAATTCCTGTTGGAGAAAAGGTACAAACTTCTGTAAAACGTGATCCGATGGGAGATATGGTTGCAAAGATATTTGATCTGCGAGAAGAGATTTCAAAAATGATATCCGAATTTTTACAAAAAAAACAGGAAATAGTCCGAACCATAGAACAGGTTGAAGACCCGTTGCTATACGACATACTATTTAAGCATTATGTTGAGTACAAATCTTTGGTTCGCATTGCAGACGAGATGGGTTATTCAGAGATTCACATTAAAAAAAAGCATTTAAAAGCCATAGCAGAAATAAAAAAAATAAAAGGTTTCGAAAGATGATACCGAAGTATACTGAAAGATACTTTTAATATGTGTAGAATATAAAGTAGAGCATTGGATTAAAACATCCAGTGCTTTTTATTTTGTAGAAAGGATGGTTCGGCTCGTGAGAAATACAATGAATTTTGTAGATTTATGCCGAGGAGAATTCGGTAGAAAAGTAGCCTATACAGGCGTTGACCGAATCACTCCACAAAATGTAGTAAAAGTAGTATCAGATACAATTGGCATACATAATAGAAACCGAACATTAATTGATTACTTGTATCGGTACATGAAAGGCGATCAGCCGATATTATACCGAAACAAAATAGTCCGTCCAGAAGTTAATAACAGAGTGGTTGAAAATCACGCATTTGAAACTGTAAAATTTAAAGCTGGGCAGATTTGCGGGGAACCAATCCAATATGTATGCAAAAAGAAAAATGCAGACAAAAAAATAAATGAGCAAGTTGACCTTCTGAATGATTATCTTGATGAAGCCAATGCAGATGCAAGAAACATCCAAAGGGCAATATACCAGAGCGCAACAGGAACTTCCTATAAGGCTATTCTGAAAGAAGAGGATTGGACAAAAAACGGAGATTTACCACCGTTTAGAATCTTCATTCCGTATCCAGGTGATTGTTACATTGTATACTCACAGAGAAATGGGAAACCAATGCTTTCCGTACAGATTTTAAAAGATGAAGATGAACAGCAATATTATTTATGTTATTCAAAGAACCAGTTTTTTGAAATCAAGAATGGGAAAGTAACTAACTACGGCATCAATGGTTTTGGCGGTATTCCAATTGTTGAATGCCCGAATAATCATGACAGGCTTTCAGATGTTGAAATTGCAATCACATTATTTGATGCAATTAACAAATACCAGTCTGACAGATTAAATGGCGTGGAACAGTTTGTGCAATCCTTTATGAAGTTTAAAAACTGCGAGGTAGACAAAAACGAGTTTTTGGAAATGGTAAAACTTGGTGCTATCTCTGTTAAAGATACCGGAAATGGCTGTCAATCGGATGTTGAACTGATGACCGCTGAACTGAATCAATCAGAGAGCCAGGTTGCAAAGGATGATATCTACAATAATATGCTGATTGTGGAAGCAATGCCAAACCGACAAAGCAATAGCGGAGGAGATACAGGAAATGCTGTATACCTTCGTAATGGATGGGATTTTGCAGAGAGAGATGCAAAATTGGTAGAAGCATTCACCAAGGAAGCTGAAAAGGAATCTGCCAGAATTATTCTGAATATTATCCGTGGCACATCAAAAGATGTTAATATCTCAACACGAGATTTCGATGTGAAGATAACCAGAAACCCAACAGACAATATGCTTGTAAAAGCACAAGCGCTTGATTATCTGTTCAAAAATAAAATTCATCCGCTTATTGCATTGATTACTTGTGGGCTTTTCAGTGATCCGCAGAAAGTCTACGAAATGAGTTTACCGTATCTGGGAACTATTTACCCGGAACTGGCAGACCCGGAAGCGGAAATGCAGAAAGCACAGCAATTACTTGACGGAAAGTTTCAAAATCCGTCCAAAACAGAACCAATGGCAAATTCTCCATCTAACGAAGAATGAACCAAATTTCGATTATTTAAGGAGTTTTAGAGAAATCTAAGGCTTCTTTTTTAATACCCAAAATCAAATAAATTGCAACAGCCCGTGAGCGTAAATCGGGTACAGACCATGTGCGGAGCGAACCGTGTTGAAAAAGCGTATTGGACTGGAAGAAAGGAGATTTCAATGACAAGAGAACAGGCAAAACAGGCACTTATCGGTATGGGAGTTGCAGAACCTTCCGAGGAACAGGTTTCTAAGCTTCTTGATTCTATTTCTGCTGAAACTAAGAAAGAGAAAGACAAAAATGTTTCTCTGAAGGAAAAAGCTGAAAAAGCAGATTCCCTGGAAAAAGAGTTGGAAGAGTTGAAAAAGCAGAACATGACCGAAGCAGAACGGCTAGAAGCTGAACGCAAGAAAGAAAAGGAAGCAGTGGATAAGGAGTTAGCTGATTTGAAAGCTGCGCTTGCAGAATCCAACAAAAAAGCCCTTACCAGTGAAATTACTTCTATGTTCGCAAATGCAGGACTTTCAACCGAAACATACGCGAGTGCTATTAAAGCATACGCATCTGCACCGTATGAGAAACCAGAAGATGCAATGAAAGAAGTCGAAACTTTTGTTAAGGGAGTTTCCGAAGCAAATAAAACAGCACTTGATAACGCAAAAGCAGCTTGGGAGAAAGAAGCATTGGAAAATACTCCTAATCCAGGAGGCGGTAGTGGTAGCAAACAGGAAAAAACTAGTAAAGCGTCTGAGTACGCTAAACAGTATTCAGCACGTATGAACCCAGAAGTAAAACCGGCTGATGATAATGCACCAGCTAATTTCTAAGAAAAGGAGATTTTAAAACATGGCTTTCATGAAAATTAAGCAGTACGAATCTACCCCGAATATCCTTGAATCTGAGGTAGGACTTGTACTCAAAACCTACACAGCAGATCAAACAAATGCAGTTGCAGTTAATGACAGAAAAATTATTAAGGCAGGTTCCGTATACCCAACAAACGCAACCGGCGCAAAAGGTCTTGTGTTTGAAGATGTGGATATGACAGACGATGAGAAGCGTCCAATTTCCGTTATTGTTGCCGGACGTGTCCTAGAAGACCGACTTCCCGCAACTGTTGACACAACTGCAAAAACTGAATTACAGGCACTTGGAATTGTGTTTGTAGAAGAAACCGAAGTTGTATTTTAAGGAGGATAATAAGCAATGGCATACAATGTATTAGAAGCAATCAGCGAGGAAGAAAGACTTAATTTCTCCCAGAATTTCTCTGTTAAAAGACCTGGAATCCTTGATACCATTTTCCCGGATGTAAAAACAGATTACTGGAAGGCTGAATACTACAGACTTATGAGCGGACAGCGGCTTCCGGAAATCGCATTTGTACATGCCCTTGACACCGAAGCAGAAATCGGTTCCAGACCTGGTTTTGAAAAGGTGTTGACCGAGAAACTTCTCATTAAAAGGAAGCTCAATCAGTCCGAGAGCTTACAACAGGCTATCGAGAACGGTGTACCAGATAATGAGGAACTTACAGACTTTGTATTCGATGACGCGACAAACCTTTTTGAGGCCGTCCTTGCCAGAACCAAAGTTATGAAAGGACAGGCACTGTCTACTGGAAAACTTGTTATCAAAGAAAACAAAGTGGACATGACTATTGATTTTGGAGTTCCGTCTGAATTAAAAATTACCATTACAGACTGGTCTAAACCAGATTCTGATATTATGGGTGATATTCAGAAAATGGTTCAGCTTGCAGAAGATGGCGGCTATGTTGTCAATAAGGCAATTACCTCTCTTAAAATGATTAACAACATGAGAAACAACACCGGAATGCAGACCGCAGTTCTTGGAGCTGCAAATAAACGTCTTCTGACGAAACAGGAGCTTGCGAACCTTCTCATGCAGGAGTACGGAATTACAATTGATCGCTGTGACGAAAAATTCCGTTACAGAAGCAAAGGCATTGTTAAAACAGGTAGATATTTCAAAGAAGATGTATTTACCCTGTATGAATCTAACCAGGATGGTTCTTTTGGTACTGGACTTTGGGGCGCAACACCAGAGGAAAAAGAGTACCGTCAGTTCATTCAGCAGCAAAACCGTTCCTTTATTACCATGTCCATGTGGGCTACGCCAGATCCAGTTGCAGTATGGACGAAAGCTTCTGGAATGTTCATCCCGGTTGTACCGAAAGCAAACGGCGGTATCGTGATCGGTACCAAAACGGGGGAATAACCGGGCATAGTCTCGATGAAAACAGCCAGTCACCATCTGTAGCAAGTGTGAATGATACATCAACACACAAGTATACAGAAAACGAGTTGTCTAATATGACTGTATCTCAGTTAAGACAACTTGCAAGTGACAACGGCTATGCCCTGACAGCAACGAATAAGGCTGGAATAATATCAGAGATTTTATCTCAGCAAAGGTAGGTGATTAAATGGACGAACAGCTTATAGAGGATTTGACAAATTATCTTGAAGATGATGTAGAAACTGCGAGGGTGATTCTTTCAGTAAATAGGGCTATTCGTTCATTTAAGAAGAAAAGGAATTATCCTTCATCTTACAGTGATGAGAAAATAAATTCCGATATGGAAAACTGCTATGATTGCATATTTGATTTGGCTCTTTTCTTTCTGGTGAAACAGGGAGCTGAATTCCAAGGATCACATTCCGAATCTTCTGTAAACAGAAATTGGACTTCCGAAACTGAAATCTATGTAAATCATGGTGTATTTCCATTTATCGGATTCTAAGATGGTGTGTGCGTGATACGTCAATCCTCCCACGTATCGCAGGGGTGCTTCAAATTAGGTGGGTAGAAGCAATATCTTAAAAATGGGAGTGATGGAAAGGAATAGCGATGGGATGTGAACACGAGTGTATCAACGAACACCGCTTGAAAGAATTGGAAAGTGCCGTCCATGAGATGAAAGAAAAGCATTCCAAAAGGGATGAAGGCTTTTTTAATCGTATCAATGCGCTAGAACAGAAAATTGCTTTATACAACAACGATCTGGGACACATTAAGGATACAGTTGACGAAATGAACGACAATTTAAAATCACTCATGGAAAAGCCAGGAAAGTTACAGGACAAAATAATTGCTTATGTCATAACCGGCATAATTGGTATTGTTTTAGGCTTTGCCCTAAAAGGCATTTTCCCGGTGTAAATATTGGTTCCACTAACAGGGAGGACGGTGGAATGGATGATTATAAAGACTTTTCGGAAGATGAAAGAATCTTCTATTTGCGTGAAGCTGGATTTGATTCCAGAGAAAAAGAGTTATTCCGATTGCGTGTTTACGAAGAAAAAACACTTGCAGAAGCTTCAGAAATCATGGGCTACAGCCCAAGAACCGTAGACCGCATAAACAGAAAATTAAAGAAGAAAATTATGAAAGTTGCCCCGATGTATTGTCGGGGCTTTTCTTTGTATTAATAGAAAATGGCGTATTTATGGCGTTATCATGGCGTGTTAATCAACCTTTTATTATTGTAAAATATAGTTATAAAAACAAGGGAGGTTTGAGATATGCAGTATGGTAATCCGTATTTTGCGCAACCATTTCAACAAATACAGCCGTATCAAGATAGATTAGCACAATTGCAGAATAGTTATCAGCAGGCAATGCCATACGGACAGGCACAAATTCAACAACCAATGCCACAAGTGCCACAAATCCCCATGTTGCAAGGACAGATGGTTGATGGCATTGATACTGTAAAGGCAAAAGATGTAGATATGTCCGGTAATCCTGTTTATTATCCAAAAACAGATGGAACAGAAATATATAGAAAACAATTACAGGCAGATGGAAGAAGTAGAATTTTTGTTTATCGACTTATAAATCCGGAAGAACAACAGCAACCAAAGGCAGAAGAAAAACCGATTGACATAGAAGCTATGTTTAATCAGCTTCGGAACGATGTTTGTTCTGAGATTTCCGAAATAAAGAGTATGTTCCCGACACAAATGTCTGGAACATCGGAACCCAAGCAGAATGGAGGTAAACAGAGATGATGAATCCAATGCAACTTATGCAGATGATACGTGGTGGAGGGAATCCTCAACAAGCCATAATCAATATGATGAAACAGCAATCTGGAAATAATCCTGTAATTGACAATGCAATTAACATGATGGAAAAAGGTGATAATGCAGGAATTGAAAAACTTGCAAGAAATCTTTGTAAAGAAAGAAATATTAATCCAGACGATATACTGTCGCAGGTTAAGAACCAGTTTGGAATAAAATAAATTCGCTACAATAATTAAAAGAGCCGCGGTCTTTTGATTTTGTATAAATTACAAAAATCAATAAGGAGGTAATCGCTATGATGAATGGTGGATTATCAGCAAGCGATGTCGCTGTATTAAGCGGCTCTAATAACCGTGCAGATGAAGGCTATGGCTTTGGCGGTGGCTGGGCATGGTGGATTATAATATTGCTTATCTTTGGCTGGGGCGGTTTCGGCGGCTTTGGCGGCTGGGGCGGCAATGGTGGAAACGGTACAAATGGTGCAGGTTTCCAAGGATGGGCTACCAGAGCGGATATCAACGAGGGCTTTGCTCTGAATGATATTCAGAATGGTATCAGAGGTATTCAGCAGGGCATTTGTGATAGCACATATGCGCTTAACAATACCATGCAGAGCGGTTTCAACGGCGTGAACGTCGGAATGCTTCAAGGTTTTAATGGCGTTCAGCAGGCAATCAATGCTGATACTGTAGCCGGTATGCAGAATACCAATGCATTACAGTCTCAGTTAGCAAATTGTTGCTGCGAGACTAGAGAAGCTATCCAGGGTATCAACTATAACCTGGCTACCAACACTTGTGCATTGCAGAATACAATGAACAACAACACCAGAGACCTTCTGGAAAATCAGAACAGCAACACGAGAGCGCTGTTAGATTTCTTAACTCAGGATAAGATTGCAACATTACAGGCAGAGAATTCTGATCTGAAACGTGCTGCTTCCCAGGATCGCCAGTCTGCATTGCTTACAACTGCAATGGCTTCTCAGACACAGCAGTTAATCAATGCAATCAATCCTGCTCCGATTCCTGCATTCCAGGTTCCAGCTCCATATGCATATGCAGGATGTAATACATATGGTAACGGTTGTTGCTAAGTAACTCACCCTTAGAGGTTGACTAATTCTAAGAGGTGGGTTACGGCTCACCTCTTATTGATTGAGAGGTAAAAAATATGGCATGTAAGAATGTTTGTAAGCTCTGTAATCACCTTGTGCTCTCTACTGCAATTGCATTCACAGGTGGAAATCTTGTGGTTACTATCCCGGAAGGAAGCTACAATAATGGAGAAAAATACTGCATTGTTTTAGCACAATCTATTCCAAATACAACCACAATTACCGCCCCAGTGATGATTCAGATAGGAACAGGAACAACATTGTATCCGCTAGAGAATCGTTGCTGCGCACAGGTAACAGCATGTGGTGTTAGAACAAGAACAAAATACGCAACCAGAGTTGTAACAAGTGCTACTGGTGGAGTGTTCAAAATGTTAGGAAACCCGGCATGTAGCCCGAATAACAATCTGACTGCAATCAATGGTACAGCCCCAACAGCTGAAAATGTTGTACAGGCTGTGAAGAGGGGAGGTATCGTGAATGCATAAGACAGCAATGGAAATGGGAAAATGGGCTATGGAAAAAGCCAAAACACATGGATTTGATAATCTCAGTGCTCAAGATTGGGACGATCTGAAAGACTGCATGGAAGCAGTAAAATGTGCGATTTGCGCTGATAAAGATTATCGCATTGTAGAAGCTATGGACGAATGCGAACAGGAAGAAAAGTATCTTGGACGCATGGGATATGACCGTTACCGCTATTCAAATGGGCGTTTCGCTCCAAAAGGTAGGGGAACCAGAAAAGGCTATAGACCGTATCTGTATATGCAGGATGATGACTGGATGGATGAGTATTTAAACAATCCAGAATTTGAGCGCAATATGTACCGCATGGGATATCATCCAGAGCGTAGTGATATGGAAAATGATGGTATGAATTGGAAGAAGTCCAGATACGGAGAATCTTATGATAAATACGATGAGAATCGTAGACACTATCATGATTCTAAGGATGCTGAATCCAAGAGAAAAATGGATGATTCCATGAAAGAATACACATCAGATATTATTCGTAACCTTACGGAAATGTGGTCGGATGCAGATGCAACGCTCAGACAGCAGATGAAAACTGACCTGAGCCGTTTGGTTCAGCAGATGACATGATTACAATATTGATTAAGCCCTTGTTGCAGTAGTGCGGCAGGGGCTTTTTAGTTGAGAAAAGGATGGTGATAAGCCATGCTGAAACAATTCTATATGAACGGGGACTTATGGAGAGTGCGCTTTGTTTCTCCCAATGATAATGTTTTGATTGACCGTACAGGGCAGAGGACACTTGCTGTATCCGATTACTCCACAATGACAATTTCGATTGCGAACAACCTATATGGAGAACTTCTAAACCGTGTATTTATCCATGAATTAGGACATTGCGTAATGTTCAGCTATGGTTTACTGCCAGAACTTCACCGCATGGTTAAGAAACGATATTGGGTTGATGCAGAAGAATTTGTATGCAATATTCTGGCAGACTACAGCCATTTCGTGATTGGCACAGCCAGAGATATTTTAGGAAACCAGTTCACATATGTGGCTCCTATCGGGGCAGAAAGGATGATTGCATGAGAGGATTAGTCCGTCAAAAGCAAAAAGTATATTGGTCTCGAATTACTGAAAAAACGCAAGGATTAGACCGTATTAAAGTTTATGAGAAACCAGTTCTATACTCTTTTTCTGTATCATCTACAGCCGGAACACCAGAAGAAATTGCAGCTGGAATAGTGCCAGATTATGACAGATACATTACAAGCTTTAATCGAAATTTCCACCCACAGGAAGCGGACATATTTTGGATAGATAGAATTCCACAAATAAGCGAGGACGGAAGCCTTATTTTGAACAAAGATGAAGAGCCCACAGTATTGCCAGACTACACACTAAAGAAGATTTTAGACACACAAAAAGGCAATATTGCCAGATACGGAATTTCTAAGAGAGGGAATGAAGATGGGTAAGACAATAAAGTGTACCTTATCACAGAAATCAATCCAAAAAGCTATTGATGAAATAAAAAATTATCAAAAATCTTTAAGGAACAAAAATGAAATTTTCATAAAAAGATTATGTGAATTAGGAATTCCAGTCATTAATCAAAATATTTTAGCAGCACAAGGCGATTCCGATAAGAACCATAATACTTATATCAAAATTAACAGTTTTGGGGACTATGCAGAAGCCCACTTAATATGCGAAGGCAAAAGCATTTTGTTCATTGAATTTGGCGCTGGTATTTACCACAATGGTGCAGCCGGTTCTAGTCCGCATCCAAAAGGAGAAGAATTTGGTTATACAATCGGTTCTTACGGACAAGGAAAAGGAAAAAACGATTCCTGGGTATATATTTCTGATTCCGGCGAATGGGTTCGCTCTTACGGTACAGAAGCCACAATGCCAATGTATAAGGCAAGCGTGGAAATCATTCAGAATATCCGCAAAATTGCCAAAGAGGTATTCTCTTCCTAAAGAAGATACTATAATATACTGAATGATACCAACCAATTATGTTATCATTACAGTGTTAAATTGTAGCATGATATGCAATGCGTTCACTCTAAAAGTGGGCGCATTTTTTATTGTGAGGTGACAGATATGCCAGACACAATAGAATCTCCTGTATTGGAAGTTTTTTCAAGGTGGGGAGCGGCTGTTTCTAAGATTACCGGCGCAGACAATTATTCCATGGACGGAAGCGAAACAAATGCTTCCGGCAAAAAGGCATATGCACAGCTTTATATGCTCGGAAACCCAATTACGAGAGGTGATTTAGAAGGGGATGAATGCGCAACAATGCCATCATTTCAAGTAAATTGCTTCACATCTGGGAGCAAAGCATTAACCAGATTGTATGAATTGGACAAGATAAGTCACATAACTATGGTGAGCATGGGATTCCGCCGCACATACGGACCGGAACCTATGTTTTTTGGTGACAGTGGAATTAAAAAGCTTGTGAGCCGATACAGCCGAATATATACAGGAAAATTACTTTAAACCAAATGAACGCATAGACGTTCTTTTTTTATGCCTAAAACGAAAGCGAGGTGAGATTATGGATCAGATTTTAAGCTATGTAAAGCCGGAATTACTTGTTGTCGTTGTAGTTCTTTATTTCATCGGGGCAATGATTAAAAAATCAGAAAATATTTCTGACAAATTTATTCCGATGATCTTAGGGATTCTCGGCGTGTTAATTTGCGGCCTTTATGTTTTTGCAACATCTACAGTTTCCGGTTCACAGGAAGTTGCAATGGCATTGTTTACCGCAATTACACAAGGCATTATCGTTGCCGGATTAAGTAATTATGTAAATCAACTTATCAAGCAAGCAGGAAAAGAAGAGTAGAAAGGCGGTGATCCGCTATCTCCCTGCACAGGGTTACGTGCTTAAAACTTAAATGAAAGAAAGGAGCCTATCAAAATGGCAGATTTAACAACACTTGGCGTAACTTTCCATTATGCCGTAGAAACAGTGAGTGGAACAAAGCCAACTGCATTTACTCAATTAAAAAGGTGTAATTCAATCGGTGGAATAAGTCTTGACACCGAACAGATTGATGTTTCCGCATTAGAAGATTATTTCACACAATATGCGGCAGGAAGGCAGGATACTGGAGGCGCATGGGAAGTTACTTTTAACATGAATGCTGACGTTATAACTGCAATCGAAAAACTTTTTAAAGACTCTAAAGACGCAAAAGCTAAAGGCCTTTCAACCTGGTTCGAAGTTGCTTTCCCAGATCTCGAAAAAGCATTTTTTATTGTTGCCGAAACAGGACGAGCAATTCCTCTTCCAGAAATCGGTCAAAATGAAGCTGCGACCATCCCGATATCATTAATTATAAATGATTACAAAGGACTCGATACAAAGGTTGTAACTACATCAGAAATATAAAAAATAATGGGAGGATTATAAAATGGTAACTTTCAATGTACATGGAAAAGAGTATAAGGTTGTATTCGGATACGGACTTCTTACAAAAACAGATGTGCTGGACAAGGTACAGGGAATTACAGATGGAAAAGAGAGAAGCCTTCAGAAGATGATTTCTCTTCTTCCGGAACTGCTTCTTGCCGGACTTCAAAAGAAACACAAGGAAGAGTTTGGGTATGAAAGTGATTCTGAAAAAGAAGCTGTTCTTAATAAAGTCTGTGACCTTTTGGATGATTACGAAGATGAAGGAACTGAGGAAAATCCGAAAAGCGGATTTGATTTATACCAACTTCTTGATAAAGAATTGGAGAAAAATGGTTTTTTATCCGGTCTGCTGAATGCAGTAGCAGAAGCACAGGCAGTGGAGAAGAATGCAACGAAGCTTCCACAGGATCACAAAAAGAAAAATTAACTTTTCGAGAAGCTGTTTACCAAGAGATTCTTCCTTTGTACCTCTCTATTGGCGTATCTAAAGAAGAATTTATGGATTCCACCCCAACAGAGTTAAAGCCTTATCTCGAAGCAGAAAAGATACGGCAAAAGAGAAAAGACGCTGAGCTTTGGCAAGCAGGCATTTATGAAACATCAGCCACATTCACAGCTGTTGCAAATGCTTTAATGGGGAAAAAATCCAAGGCTGAGTATTTGAAAAAACCTTTACTGGAATCAGCGGAGGAAGAAAGGCGTAAACAGGAAGGCATACTTTCCGAAGAAGAAAAGAAAAAACAGAGAAACGCACTTTTGGCAAGCTTGCAACTCATGCAGGCAAACTTTGAGCTTAACCATGAAAAGGGCAGGCAGGATGAATAAGTCTTGTCTGCCCTTTATTTTTTTTGTAAAAAAGGAGGGATAAATAAAATGGCTGACAATACCATTGATACCCTTGATATACAAATTAGCAGCAGTACAGAAAAAGCAGTACGTGCGCTGACTAATCTTTCAAATAAACTCACAGAAGTTAATTCCGCATTAAGCGGAGTAAATACAAATGGACTGCGTAGCTATGCAAGGGAACTTGAAAGGGTTACGTCTGCCTTTAATTCTCTAGGCAATGTTCGTACTTCTGGGCTTGATAGTGCTATTTCAAAATTAAACACACTTAGTAAAATCAATCTTAGCAATCTTCAGAATCAAAAGATTAGTCTTGATTTGGATATCAAGGGTGGAGATCAAGCGCAAAAACTACAATACGCCATTGATAAAACAGTACGTGATATTAAAATTGATACCTCTTCCATTTCAAAGCAATTAATTGAAGCATTTAACTTAAAAGGCGGTGCTGCTTCAAAAGTTCGTTCTCAAATGAACGAACTTGCAAAGGAAATGGCACAGTCTTTTGACGGGAAAGAAATCTCTGGAAATGTTGGAAGCATTGTTGAAGAAATTGGAAATACGATTATCAAAAGCGGAAGTGTAGTAAAAGCCAATCTTGGAAGCTACTTAGATGGTGCAGAACAGGAATGGGTTGATTTTTACAATTATTTCAAAAACAAGAAAATCTATGTTTCCGATATGTTGAAAGCTGATATTGGAAAGGGAGAATTTTCAGAACTTTTAAAGAATAACCTTAATAAAGTTGTTACCGATGCAACAAAAGGAATCACTCTCGATAAATCATGGGGAGAGCTTTCAGAAAGATTTCCAACATTAATTCCAAAAGATACTATTAATGCAGCAGATCAGCTTGTTACCGTTCTGGAAAATATAAAGAAAGTTAGAGAATCCATTAAGCCAGTTTCCATTGAATCTCTTTACGGTGAAAGTGCTTCTAAAGCATCAGATAAAGTATGGGGAATGGCAGTCGATTCAACAGGACAATTAGCAGAACAAGTAAAATCTCGCCTTAACGATGCTTTGAAAAGTGCGGATGGACAACTTCCTATTGATGTAAAAATCAATACGGATAAGATAACAATGGATATTCAGAAGGCAATCAACAAAGTTGCCGAACTGAAATATAACACTGTAAAAGTCACTCTGGATGTAGACACTACAGGAATTAAAGACGCAGTTACCGGAAAGTTAAAAGAAATTGATGCAGGACAAATGACAAGCATTGCCGATGGAATGAAACAGTTTTCAGATTCTTTAAGAGCCATGGGAACTGTTAATTATAAAGCTTCCGGTTTGAATGCAATCATTAATTCCATTAGCAGATTTAGCCAGGTAGATATTAGTAATTTTAATTCTATGAAACTTGGCGAGATAATCAATCAGTTATCTGGACTATCGGCAATACCGGATGTATCTGCAAGTGTTAATCGTTTTGTTAATTCAATGGCTAGATTAGCCAATTCCGGTGAATATATTGCAAATGTATCCGCTGAATTACCTGCATTGGGAAGCAGTTTAAGAATTATCACAGAAAGCTTTATTGGTGTTGATGGAATTTCGGATTCTGCAAATAGATTTGTACAATCCATCTCACAATTGGCAAGTGCTGGTGGTAAAATTGCTCAATCTTCTGGACAACTTGGGACATTAGCAAATGAAGTATTGTCGTTCTTCAATGTAATGAAATCAGCACCAAAAATTAGTGAAAATACAATAAGAATGACAGAAGCTTTGGCACAGTTAGCTACTGCAAGTGGAAAAATAAATAAAGCCACAAATTCTCTTTCGAATTCTTTTTCGAGATTATCAAATTCCACAAATGGACTTGGAAATGCTGGAAGAAGGTTATCCTCCATAATTGGAGCTGCAAGTTCTGCTTTAACTGGATTTGGAAATAATGCAAATGCGACTTCAAAAAAAGTTGGTTCATTAACTTCACAGTTTGCTGGATTATATGCGAAATTCTTCACAGTAACAAGGGGGATTAAAGCACTTTGGAATTCTGTAGAATCTGCGTCTGATTACGTAGAAACTTTGAATTATTTTAACTCTGCGTTCGATCAAGTTACTGACGGGTTAGATATCAGCAAGTGGCAGAATGCAGGAGTAAAATCCGCAGAGGAATATGTGGGATCTTTTGAAAAACGTGCAAAAGAACTCACAAAAAAAATGACTGGATTTGAAGTATCAGATGCAGGTGATCTGACTAGAACAAAAGGCGCGAGCCTCGGACTTGATCCAAACCAAACGATGAACTATCAAGCTACTTATGCTCAGATGGCATCATCCATGGGGGCAACAGCAGATGCATCAACTAAGGTTTCACAAGCTTTAACAGAAATCGGAGCAGACCTTGCTTCTGTAAAGAACCTTGAGTTCAACGATGTATGGAATGATATGGCATCCGGAATAACCGGAATGAGCCGGGCTCTTGACAAGTACGGCATTAATATCCGTGTGGCAAATTTACAACAGGAACTTTATAATCTTGGAATTGACGCTACTGTATCAAGTTTAAGTCAATCGGACAAGGCTATTCTGAGAACTATAACAATCTTGAATAGTTCAAAGTATGCATGGGGTGACCTGGCTAATACGATAAATCAGCCGGCAAACCAACTTAGATTACTACAATCTAACTTTTCCGCACTTTCAAGGACAATAGGTTCATTATTCATTCCGATTATCTCAAAGGTTCTTCCATATATAAACGCCTTTGTTATTGCAATTCAGAGAGCTTTTTCGTGGGTTGGAAGACTTTTGGGTATCAAAATGTCCAATTATGTTGCTTCCACAGGAAGTGCCGCAGTTGATATGGGAAGTATTGCAGATAGTACAGAAGATGCAGCTTCCGGGCTTGACAAAACAAATGACAATGCGAAGAAATTACAAAAAACTCTTTCTGTGCTTTCATTTGATGAATTAAATCAATTAAATGATGCAAAAGTTAGCAATTCTTCCGGCTCTTCCGGAAGTGGAGGCGGTGCGAGTGCACACCTTCCAGAACTGGATGCTGCATTAGATAAAGCCCTGTCAGAGTATCAAGCTGCATGGGATAAAGCTTTTGAAGAAATGAATAATAAGTCAAATGATACCGCTGATCAGATTGTAGCTGTATTTAAAAAAATTCGTAAAGCGGCTAAACCAACAACTGCATCAATCAAGAAACTTTATGATGAAGGTCTTAGCAAGCTTGGAAACTTCTCTATTACAGCTCTGAAAGATTTGTGGAATAATTATCTGAAACCAATTGGATTATGGATGTTATCTGACAATTCCGGGCTTCCTCGATTCTTTAATATTACGAATGATTTACTAAATAAAATCAATTGGGGTAAACTGAATAGCTCGCTTTCCGGTTTCTTTACAATGCTTCAAAAGCCAACAAAATTTGTTTGGACTGGTCTCATGGATTTCTATGAGAAATTCTTAGTGCCGGTAGGTACATGGACAATGAATAGTGCAATCCCGGAACTTGTTGACGCATTAACAAATTTCGGAAACAACATTCACTGGGACGAACTTAATTCGGCATTGAAAAACTTCTGGGATGCACTTGCGCCATTTGCACAAAATGTTGGACAGGGAATTGTTGACTTCTTCAAAGATTTGCTCGATGTTGGAGAAAATTTTATCAATACAACGCTTCCTGGAGGCTTGAACTCAATTGCCGATGCAATAAAAAATATCAGCCCGGAAACTGCACAGGCAATTGGAAAAGGACTTGGACAAATCTCCATTGCAATCCTTGGATTCAAAGGATTAACCTTTATTGGTGGAATCATCGGAAAAGACAGCCCATTAGGAAAAGGACTTTCTTTATTGGCAAAACATCCTTATGCGTCAATGGCACTTGGCATCGGTGGAATTGTACTTGCGCTTGATAATTTTGGAGTTATTGATGTTGACTGGGAGTGGATTTGGAGTAGCATTGACCGTGTAAAAACCTCAATACAGAATTTTATTGATAAGGTTGATTGGAATGCTGTTGGAACTGCTCTTGGAAATTTATGGTCTGCATTCCAACCATTTGCAGAGGGATTTGCAGATGCGTTGATTACCGGACTTGAAGGAGTAATAAATATAGGGGCAGACTTAATTAACGGTATTGCAAATGCTATTAATTGGCTGGCTGAAAAATTAAGTGGAGTTGATCCAGAATTTATAAAACAAGTTGGTGCTGCATTTGGAACATTGTTTACAATCAAAATAGCAAAGGATATTGCCACTAAAATCTTTTCCTTTGCAAGTGGAATCGGTTCATTAGCTTCAAAACTTTTAAATTTCCCACTTGATACCGCATCTTTTCTTCCTACTATCATTGGTGATATTGGTGGAGCGGCAAAAACGGCATCTGCTGGTGGATTATCTTCATTTTCTTCAACGCTTGGTACTATATTTGGAACCGCTGGGATTGTATTTGTTGCAACGGCATTATCTGTTAAACTTGCAAGAGGAATTGCAAGTATCACAGAAGCTGCACAAGGTGGAAATGGAATTCTATCACAAACAGGTGGTTATCTCCATGATTATACAGGAGAAATGGAAAGCGCGCATAAAATAACACAAGACCAAGCAGAAGAGCTTTGGAAGTTAATTGAAGCAGATGAAAGTGCCGGAAAATCAAATTCTGAAATGTACGATAGTTTCATTCAGAAACTTGGAGAATTCAACGTATCAACCGAAGATGCAAGAAAAATTCTCGAAAAATACGGCGCACAGGCGGGTGTATCAACTGGATTTTTGGAAGATATGACTGATAAAGCTGTAGCCCTTGGAGATGGTGTATCTGAATCAGCTGGAAAATTTGACACAACCAAAATCAGTATATCTGATTTGAAAGACGAACTTTATCTTTTAAGTCTTAGCTCTGATCAATTTAGTGGAGACTACTTAACTGCTAAAGATGCTCTTGATAGTGCAATATCTGGAAGAACATATGCTAATACAGAAGAAGCGCTAGACGCAGTTTATACGTCATTAAAAAATGCTGGCGTTCCGTTAGATGAATTAGATGAAAAACTCAGAAAAGATTTTCCAGATGCAGTTGTTACAATGGAAACAAGTGCAAAGAATTCTTTCGATGGAATGAATACATCTGTGAAAACAGCAGTGGGAGGTATTACTACCGCTGTTGCAAATGCTTCTAGCTCCGTATCATCCAAGACAAAAACTGGCTTTGGTCTCGCCAATACTGCCGTAAGCACGGCAATGGCTGGAATGAAAAAAAGCACAGAAAGCACAATGCCTTCCATTTGGTCAAAGATAAAGAACACGAATGATGATGTTGAAACCAACTCCAAAACAAACTGGGAAAATTCCGCAAGTGCTGTATCGACAGCCCTCGGAACCATGGACACCGATACAAAAGATGTAATGGGTAAGGTTATGACAACCATTCAAAGTTATTGGTCTTCTGTTCTTATCAATACAAACCAGATTTGGGAAAAGGCTTCTGGTAAAGTTGACACGGAAACTGGGAAAATGAAAACCTACACAGAATCTAATTTGTCTGGGATTTCGGATAAAATTAAAAGGCTATTTAATGTTAATCTTACATCAATTGGTCGGGAAACTGCTCAATCATTCGCTGATGGCATGAAACAAGTACATTTACCAACTCTGACTTATTATATTTCAGAATGGAGAAAACATGATCTTGGTGGTGGAAGAACCAGTTCTACACCAGTTTATAAGCCTAATTGGTACGCCAAAGGTGGTCTTTTTAATGGTGCACAAGTAATTGGTATCGGTGAAGCTGGTACCGAGGCAGTTCTTCCACTGGAAAATCCACGAACCATGAAGAAGATTGCAGACAGTATTGTTTCCAGTTCGGATGGAAGCATGGGGCTTACAAAAGAAGAAATGGCAAAAGCAGTAGCACAGGGCGTTGCAATGGCAATGAGTATGAACAGCGGAAATAACAATCCGCAGTACATCATGAACAGCATTATTTTAGACGGAAGTGAGATTGCAAAGGCTGTGACCAAAGCTCAGAATGATACGGATAGCCGTTTCAAACCGTCTCCGGCATATTGATTTTTGACTGATTGTGTGGTATAATTTCTTCAATGAAGAAGTACACACGGTCTTGATTTTTGAGCCGCTAAGAAGAAATTAATATTTCTCGATTTTGAGGAATTTTTTGTCTTACTTGGCGGCTCTTTTTTATTTTATCCATCAATATAAGGAGGAATGGAAGAATGGGAAATGAAGTTTTAGTAACAAGCGAACAGACACCTATTGAGATTGCACTTCAAATAGACGAACAGGGATTCACCACAGCCAAATGTTTATATAATTGGTTGGAGTTAAATCCAACGCATTATGCCAGGTGGATTAAAGATAATATCACAGAAAATCCATACGCTGAAAAAGAAGAGTATTCGCCTTGCACGGCGAAAACCTCTAAATTAGGTGGAAGACCATCAGAGGATTACAAAATCAGTGCATCTTTAGCAAAGAGAATTTCAATGGCTTCAAAAAGCGAACGTGGTGAAGAAGCACGAAAATATTTTATAGGATGTGAGCAAGTCTTGAAAAAACTTGCAGAATCCAATCGGCGTACAGAACTTGAAAGAGCCAAAGGAATAGCAGTAAGACAGGCGTTGACAAAAGCAATTCAACAATCTTCTGAAAATGAAAGAATGCACGGACATGCCTATTCTACATATACGGACGTTATTTACAAGTCCATATTTGGTAAAAACGCCAAGCAGCTGAGAGAAGATTTTGGAATCTCCAGAAAAGAAAATATGAGAGATTGTTTTTCGGAAGAAGATCTTGTGAAAATACAAAATGCTGAAATGCTTGTAAGTGCGTTGGTCGGATATGGCTGGGGGTATAACGAAATTAAAGAATTTATTCTGAATAAAGGAATTAATAAAATTGCGGCATAATTTTGAATTTTTAGACAGCCCGCATTTAAAATGAGGTCTGGAAAGGTTCGATTTAAAATAGAACCTTTTTCACAGGGAGGAATATCATGTCATATAAAAATTACATCTTAATTCAAAAACATTTATTCCGTAGCGAATACATTTTCGCAGATACAGAAGAGTATCTGGCAGACCAACTTTTTAAGAATGAGAAAATTAGAGTGAATTTCGGAAAAGAATTTGGACATACAGAAGAGAAGTATCTTCTAATTTCCTGTAAAATCTGGAATAAAGACCAAGGCAAGTTTTTTAGAGCCATGGAAAAACTGAGGAATAAAATGCCACTGGTCGGGAAAACCGACTATGAGGAATTTTGCAAGGAAACATTCAAAATGTTTGATTAATTAATTCGGTAAAACCAGTGGGCTAGGGTAGCTCCCGAAAGTCTCACCTCCAAGAGACAAGCTCACTGTTTTTATAAAATTGGAGGAAAAATGAATGGAGGTCATTTTATGTCAGTATTTAGAGTACACAAAACTAAAAACTATACGGTGATGAGCAATCACCATTTGAGAGATAAAAATTTAAGTTTGAAAGCGAAAGGGCTTTTATCAGTAATGTTTTCTTTACCAGATTCTTGGAATTATTCCATACCAGGTCTATGCTCAATTTTAAAAGAAAATGAAACAGCGGTGAGGTCTACCATAAAAGAATTAAAGGAGACAGGATATCTTATTGTTGATAAGAAAAAGCCTTGTAAAGAAGAGGGCAGATCAAAGTTTGAATATGTTTATAATATTTACGAAACGCCACAGGAAATAGAAGAAACTGAAGATAAACAAGATGCTCCAAAGCAAGGTGTAGAAAGCCTAGCCCTAGAAGCTCCAGATGTAGAACACCACCCTCATAATAAAAGAACTGATATATCAAATACTGATGAATCAATAACTGATATATTTAATACTGATTTTATTAATCCAAAAGAAGAAGAGAAAAATGCATACCACTCTAACGAGTGGTTCAATTCTCAACATATCAAAAATATGTTGACAGAAGAAAGCATCCAGTATACTCCAATAGACCGTAAATCTTTTAATTGGTCTGCATTCAAGAACCAGGTTGCAGTACGACTTGAAGAATTGGGATATACGACAAGCCCCTATACAACTAACCGCTTCCTGGTAGTATCAAAGTATTTCTTCAAGAGATACGAAGAGCGAACCAGGAAACCACACACAAAAATCAATCAAGACGCTTTGGATAATATCCTGGACAAGTTTGGTTTCGGGCCAAATCCAGATTATTTCCAGAATGTTGAGATTGAAACATACATGAAAGTGATTGATGAATATTTCGGCACTTCATTCAGCGAGTACACGGATCACCATTATTCGCATTTCATGTCTGGTTATGTGCGGAAAATATTGTTGATGAAAATTGAGAACAGGGAGGACATACTATGATATTTTGGCTATCAATAATCATTTTTGCGGTCGGCGTTGTTATTCTGATTGCAAATAGAATAGGCGAATCTTTAAGCTACGAATATGAGTATTCAAATGTGAGTGGATTTATATTGTCTTTGGCGTGGTAATTTCTTTCATCAGTGTAGTATGGTTCCTGGTAGCCGGATTGATTTTACTTCTCACCAAAACCAATGTTACCGCCACCAGACAGGCAAATGCCGAGAAATACAAAGCATTGACTTACAAACTGGAAAGTGAAGCTTGCCGAGATCAATTCGGACTTCTTAACAAAGAAATTATTGACGAGGTACAGAGATGGAATGTAAAAGTAACTTACTACAAAACAATGGAAGATAACTTTTGGGTTGGAATCTATTACCCAGATGTGTACGGTGATTTGGGAACGATTGATTATGAGATGTATGATAGTAATTAATTGGCATGATAAAATAACCAAATACGTTTCAAAACCTCTTGCCAGATAAAATATAGGCACAAGCCAAGAAAATTGATTTTTTAGAAAAGAAATTAATTAATTGTGGAGAATTAAAACATATGAGCAAAATAGGAACAGAACTTCCAACAGAATATTCAGACCGTTTCGATGAATTACGCCAGAATAGGGTTGAGGTAAGCTTTTACAAATATGGCACAGCAAAGGATAACTTCGGGGAGAAGTTGGTAAACGCCTTGGAATCCCACGATATGTGCATCAAAAAGTATCGTGAGACAGGGAACACAGAATATCTTTGCGATGCAGCTAATTATTTGATGTTTGAATTTATGTATCCGCAAACTCCAGGCGCATACTTCAAGGCAACAGACAGCGGAGAAAGTGCCGGAGTTGCCGGAACACCGATTAATCAGCTGAAGGAGAAGTGGTATTGACGGACTTTAAACAGACTTATTTCTCCATCTGGCAAGATATATGGAATCTTCACAAGAAGTACGCCTTTATCTCAAAGGATGATATTCCACAGTGGGAAAATCTCACCGTGGAAGCAATGCAAATTCACGATAAATACGCTGATTCTTTCGGAGCGAAATTTGCCGAAGCTCTTTTGGTTGCCGTAACTGCGGAAATTGATAGAAAAGCGAAATAGTGCTTCCAGAATACGTCCCAAGGTGGTACAATATGGGTATCAAGTATTGGGAGGTACGTATGTATGAAGAAAGTAAAAAGAGTTATTGCTGCTGCAACCGTGATGGCGAGTTTGGTGACTGCGACACCTGTCATGGCGTTTAAGTGGGAAATCGGACAAAAGGAAGAAACTAAAGAAACAACACAAATAGAACCAGCAACAGAAGAAGAAACAGAAGCGGTATTTTCTGTATGCAAGGATTTGTGGGAAGATTTGGAATTGAAAACTTATAAAATGAGCCATTCAGAGATATTTGGAGATTCTGATGATTCTGCGGATACAGAAATCCACTACGAAGATGTAATCAAAGAAATATATTCAGAAAAAATTAATGATTATCCAGACTTTTCAATGGGAGATAAGGTAAAAATAAATGGATATGTGTTACAGACCATAGAGCTTCCGACAGAACAAGAATGGCAAGCAAATAGTGTTAATAAGGCTGGCGCATATCGTGTTGAAATTTCAATTGATAATTCTATAACATATACAGGATATGATGAATTTGCAATGTTCGTAAGAAGCAATAACTCAAATGTATTAAAACTACAGGTGGGAGATTACGTTACTGTTGAGGGAATATTTTTAAAACCAGATTCAATTTCTGCGCAAGATTATATATATGATTGCACTATCTCAAAATGCGAAGATACACCACAAGTACCGCTTGGAAAGAAAAATGCGCTGAAAGAAGCTATAGACTATTTAGATATAAATTCGTTTTCTTATAATGGAATAATTCAACAACTGAAATTTTCACAATATACAGATGAAGAAGCTAAATATGCAGCAGACTTTTGTGGAGCAAGTTGGAATAGACAAGCTGAAAAATCTGCTAAAAGTTATTTGGATATTACAAGTTTTTCAAGAGATGGGCTGATTCAACAATTGGAATTTGATGGCTTTACTTCTGAACAGGCAGAGTATGGGGTCACTCAAGTAGGGTATTAAAATGATTAGGCTAGGGATTTCTCCCTAGCCTTTATTTTAGTTCATCCAATTATATGTGTAAGAATCATTAACATATACTTCAAATTTATCTGGCGTTATTGTATCGTAATTCCTATTGTGAGGGAATCTAAATTCAAGATAAGCAGTTGAACCAGGATTTTCAACGTGAGCAAATTGATAATCATATCCAACTATTCTTCCATCTTTGTAAAATACGACTGCAATAGTTGTGTAAGAGTTTCTTTTTCCATTATTAGTTACTTTTACCATAACATTTCCAGTTCCAAAATTAGCTGAATAGTGTATTCCGGAATTGTTCAAAATAAGGCTTGAAGAAGCTTTTTCAATTTTTAAATTAACTTTGAAAGAATCCCAGGTCTTGTCAGCGTTCCAACCTTGAAGCGCACATTTTGAATGTGGAGCAAAAGCGTATATACTATCAGAATCCGTTCCAATCATAGAACCATTCAAAAAATAAACAAACTCAACTCTAACACGTACTGCATAATCATAATGATTTTCAAGAATTGCCACAGCTCCATACGGTGTAGATTCTGCATGATATGTAACAATATTCTTCTTACCGCTACTGTTAGTGCTAGGATTTCCTCCAAAACCACCATTGCCGTTAGAAGCCTTTTTCACGGTAACTTTACAAGTGTATTTCTTTTTGCCGACCTTTGCAGTAATCGTTGCGGATCCTTTTTTCTTAGCTTTTACTCGTCCTTTAGAAGATACCGTTGCAACAGATTTCTTACTACTTGTCCATTTTACTTTTCTTTTTGTTCCAGTTACTTTTAATTGTAATGTCTGACCGACTTTCAAAGTGGCTTTTTTCTTGTTGATTTTGCCAGCCGCCGATACTGGAACTACCATACAGACAATCAGTAACATTATGGTCAAAACTGCCAGTAACTTTTTGGATTTTTTCATATGCGTTTTCCTCCCTAAATCAGTATGATATACATATTTTACCACTCCAAAATGAATAGTGGAATAGGAAATTTGAAAAAAAGTTTATGGAACTAAAATTTATATAAAATAAATGATACCGAAGTATACTGAATGATACTTTCGCCGTATGTTATAATATAAAATCATAATAAGCAAATTTTAAAGCGTTTACCTTTCGGGGTAGGCGCTTTTTTGTTGCCAAAAAATAAATCATAAAGGAGATATGAATTTATGCTGGTAGAAATCGTTGGAAAAAGATACGAAGAGAAACTTATTACAACAAGTCTGAAAGTTGCAGAGGTTTTTGAGAAAGAACATAAGAATGTTCTACAATCAATTGAAAATCTCGTGGCTGATAATTCAGCCGCCAAATTTTTTCAACTTACAACATATAAGAACCGTGGAAAAGAATATCCAATGTACGAAATGGATAGAGATGGTTTTTCCTTGCTCGTAATGGGCTTTACTGGTGAAAAAGCCTTACAATGGAAAATTAAGTATATTGAAGCCTTCAACAAGATGGAAAGCGAGTTAAAACGCTTATATACAGAACGCCAGCAATGGCAAATTGAACGTGACAAGGGTGTTGTTATTCGGCATATCCTCACAGATACAATTAAGATGAAAATAACAGAAAGCCCAAATAAGAGATTTGCTTATCCAAATTATACAAATCTGATTTATCGCAATTTGTTCGGAAAGACAGCAAAAGAGCTTGAAAGTGATTATGGAGTAAAAGCAAAAGAGAATCTTAGAGATTTCTTCACAGGTGATGACTTGGCGAAAGTTCAGAGTATGGAAATGCTTGTAAGTAGCCTTATTAATTGCGGATGGGGATATCAGCAAATTAAAGAATTTATCCGAAGCGAAGCAACAAAAATGATTGCATGAGGGTTAGCATATGGCAGAAGCATTTTTAAAAGTGGATGGGGTAGCAATGCCCTGTCCTTCTTCTTTTACATGGGGGTTACAGGATATATCGGCATCAGAATCCGGCAGAACAGACGATACGACCATGCACAAAAACAGAGTTGGACAGAAACGAAAGCTGTCTGTAGGTTGGAATGGACCAGATTGGGACACTGCTTGCAAGATTATACAGGCGGTAAACCCAGAGTACATACAGATCACATATCCAGACTTGCTATCTGCAAATAAGCACGAAACCAGAACATTTTATGTTGGTGACAGGGAATCACCATTTAAGTGCTGGTGGGTTGGAAATGAGCGCATGGAAGGACTTAGTTTTGACTTTATCGAGAGGTAAGATATGCGAAATTTATCAACGGAATTTAAAGAACAACAGAATAGTGGGAACCGTAACTATCTGAAATATGCAGATTTTACCTTTACGGACGGAAGTACATTATCCATTACCGACAAAGACTTATGGTCTAACGGCTTCAAGTTTGAGGATGCAGTATCACAAAATGGTTCCTTTGATATTGGCGCAGCTATTATAAATAAACTGACTTTGCAGATCAACAACTTTTCTGGCAAGTACACAGATTACATCTGGGATGGAGCAAGGGTTGTTTGCCATATTGGACTTGAATTATCTACTGGCATTGAAAAAATCCGTATCTGTACTATGACGGTAACAGATGCTCCATATCAAAGCACTGCAATTATCAGCCTAACTTGCGAAGATTCAATGCGATTATTTGATCGCGATTATTCAGAAAGTAAACTGACTTATCCGGCAACAAGATTACAAATCATCCAGGATGCTTGCGAGGTGTGCGGAGTAACACTTCAATCTACAAGGTTTGATAATGATGATTTTGTGATTCAGAATCGACCAGATGATAGTAGCATTACTTTCCGACAGGTAATTGCATGGGTAGCGCAGATGGGCTGCCAGTGGGCGAAATGTGACGAATATGGTCGCTTATGCTTTGGATGGTACGAACGTGAAGTCCCGGATAATTTTTATGATTTGGTGGAAACTCCATGGAAAGATGTAGAAGGTAACGACATATTAGATACCACTGGTGAACAAATCATTACTATCATGCAGACTGGGATTACAGCAATTCAAACAAACGGATTTACTCCATGGCTGTATGATCTTGAAATAACAGGTATAAAAGTTACAGAATACGTTGAAAATTCTTCTCAAAATGAAGCGAAAACATATCAGTCGGGGAAATCCGGCTACGTTATCGAAATAAGTGATAATAAGCTAATTCAAGAGGGAACAGGAGAAGCAATCTGCAAGATTATTTCAGACAGATGTGTTGGAATGAAATTCAGACCGTTTTCTACTGGCGCTTTAACAAATATTGCATGGGAAGCTGGTGACACCATTGCGATTTCCGATAGAAACGGAAAACAGTATAAGAGCTACCTAACTTCTGTTACTTTGAATCCAGGCGCATTTGAGCAACTTGAATGCAGTGCTAAGAGTGCATCCAGGAATAAGCAGAAACAATATAGTCTTAATCAACAAATACAGGCAGAAAATAATAAGAATTTAAGAGATGAACGTACCGCCAGGGAAAAAGCACTGGAAGAATTATCACAACGCCTTGCTGAATCTTCTGGAACATACACGACAGTAGAAACACAGCCGGACGGAAGTAACATCTATTATCTTCATAATAAGCCGCAACTATCTGATTCTGACATTGTATGGAAAATGACTGCGGAAGCATGGGCTGTTTCTACAGATGGTGGACAACATTGGAATGGTGGCATGACAGTAGATGGTGATGTGATTGCCAGAATCCTTACTGCTACAGGTGTTAATGCTGACTGGATTAACACAGGAACTATTAAAGCAATTGACAAAGATGGAAATACAACTTTCCTGGTTGATGTAACAACAGGAAGGGTTATTATCAATGCAGATTCTGTACAAATCAAGGGAAAAGATGTTAATGCAATTGCAAAGGAAAAAGCAGAAGCAGAAGTAAATAATTTTATAAGCAATACATACACAACTGATATCAATAATTTACAGTCTCAAATCGACGGACAGATTGAGACTTTTTTTTATGATTATGAACCAACCTTACAGAATATCCCGGCTTCTGGATGGACTACCAACGAAGAACGAAAGAAACATGAGGGTGACTTATTTTACTGGAAATCTAAGGGATATGCGTACCGTTTTATGCAAGATGGGGCAACTTGGAAATGGCAATTGGTACAAGATACCGATATCACGTTAGCACTTGCCGCCGCAGAAAAAGCGAAAGATACGGCAGATCATAAGCGGCGTGTATTCGTAGTTCAGCCAGAGCCGCCTTATGACATTGGAGACTTATGGGCACAAGGCTCTAATGGTGATTTGATGAGATGTAAAGTTGCCAGAGCAAGCGGTTCTTATTCAGAGGATGATTGGGAAAAAGCTTCAAAGTATACAGACGATTCTACTTTCAATACTTTCTTGGATGGTGTTTTCAAAGACACGATTAGCAATCTTAAAACACAGATTGATGGGAAAATTGAAACCTGGTATCAGCCAAACGACCCTTCTCTTAAATGGACAAAAACAGAGGAATGTCCATGGTGTGATATTGACGGAAACAAGATTCTGGATGAATCTGGAAATGAAATTATCTTGATATGGGAATCAGAAAAAGCAGAGCATGAAGGTGACCTTTGGCACAATACTTCTGATAACACACAATGGATATACAAATCCGGGGAATGGCAACCACAATCCATACCAGATGAACTGTTAGACAAGATAGACGGTAAATCATCCGTTTACATGGTTCAGCCAAAACCGCCATATTACAAAGGTGACATGTGGGTAACCACGAACAATGAAGGGAAGGCTTCTCTCAAAACATCAACAGTAAATCGGGTTAGTGGAGCATTTGACGCATCCGATTGGATTGATTTCAAGTATGCAGACAAAGACGATATCAAAAATGCAATTGATAATTACGATACCAGTCTTGGACAGGATGAAGTGTTCAATAAACTCACAAAAGGTGGAGCGGAACAGGGAATCTATATCAAAGATGGAAAAATATATATCAATGCAAAATATATTCTGGCTGGATTGCTTGCTGGCGAGAGAATTAACGGACGTGGATTGCGAGTCATTGATGATGAAAAGAACGTAACCTTAGAAATTGACAGTAAAGGAAACGTCATCCTAGCTCCAAAAACTTTTTTGTTGCAAGGGAAAACTGTAAAAGAAATTGCAGATTATTCTGCCAGTACCGCAGTTTCCGAACAGACACAAGCTGATATTTTCAACAAACTTACCAATGGTGGCAAGGCACAGGGGATTTACTTGGATGAAAAAGGAAATCTCTATGTAAATGGAGAATACGTGCAAGCCAAAGGAATTAGGGTTGTTGATAGCAATGGAAAAACCACTTTTGCCATTGACAAAACTACCGGGGCAGTAACAATAGCAGCTTCTAGTTTCGCACTGGAAAATAAGAGCATTTCAGAAATTGCTAGTGAGGAAGCACAAAAGAAGATTGATGCATTGCCAAAAGATACGGACAATCTTTTAAATGGGTATCTTCTTACAAAATCAGATGTAGAAACATATTGGGATTATAGTGGAAGTATTAATTATGATGTGATAAATCCTAATAAAAGTCGTGATGGTGCAGTTGCTATTACAGCGAATGGCTCTGATTGCTATTTGAGCGCAAAGAGAAGTAATAACCAGGTTGTACGATTGCCTGGAACATATCAAGTGTCAGTCTGGCTAAAAGCAACTCAAAACATGAAAATAAAAGTGTCGCTAAATAGAGTAGCACAAGATGTAAGCGTCACTACAGAGTGGAAAAAATATGAATTTTTGCAAAACGTTACAACGATAAGTTCAAATTATCAATTATTTACAATCGGTGGATTCAACAGTTTTACAAGCGGTACTTTGGGAGTTTATCGCCCGGAAGTAACTGTGGCAGTAAGTAGTGAACATGTATTGAACTTGCTCACAGATAATGGGGCAAAGCAAGGAATATACATGTATAATAACAACCTTTATGTAAATGGACAATTTATTAAAGCACTAAGTATAGCTGCTGACGCTTTGAAGGCTGGTGCTGTTACCACTGAAAAATTAAACGCAAAAGCGGTCACGGCAGAAAAAATGTCCGTGCAGGAACTTGCAGCAGTTGGAGCAACAATTGCAGGTTTTATTATCAGTAGTGACAGAATAAAAAGAACACTGTCTGGCAATACATTAGATATATTCGCAGGAAATGAATACAATCCTCCTAGTTTACTTTCACAAAATTCAACAGGCGATTTCGTGAAATACTCTGGAAATGGGGTGCAATCGAGCACACCTGCGTCATTGACTTTAGTTCTGGGAGATACAACCTCTAAAAACGGATGGACATCTGGAGCAAAACATTATTTGGGAAGAACTCAATTTAATGAAGAGGTGAAAGTAGTTGGAAACTTCTCCGTCACAGGAACTAAATCCGTTATAGCCAAAACCGAAAACTACGGCAACCAACTATTCTATTGTTATGAAACCCCAACCCCAACTCTTGGAGATTTTGGAGGTGGAATAATTGGGAAAGACGGAATGGCAATCATCTCAATTGATGATATATTCCAGGAATCTACAGAAACAGAAATTGAATACTATGTATTCCTTCAAAATGAGGGAGAAGGGCAGTCTTGGGTATCTGAAAAGTCAGATACCTATTTTGTTGTCAAGGGAACCCCAGGACTTCGGTTTGCATGGGAACTAAAAGCTAAACAGAAGAACAAAGAGTATATCCGTTTCAATGCCGGAAAAGAAGACCGAGAAGTGAATTTTGAGACAGTCAACCTTGAAAATGTAATGTTCGAAGAACGTGAAAAAATTATACAAGAAATGGAAGGAGAATTATTATGAGCGTGATTAAAAAGCTTACATCATTTATGAAACTGTCAACAGGAGAGGGCGATAGAATCGCCTTTACCTACTCAACAATTGATACCGAAAGTGGAAAGGTTTTAAGTCAGAATGAGAAAGGAAATTTTCTCATTTTTGACGATGGGCTTTCGGCAAACATTAAGGCGATTGAAGACTATATCAATAAAAATCAACTGAATTAAAGGAGGGCAACCACATGCCAAAATGGACTGAATACACATCAAAAGATACGTTAGCGGATAATGACGAAGTAATGCTGTATGACGCAACTGCGAGAGCGAACAAGCGCGGACTGATGAGCAAGTTTTGGGATTATGTCGTTGATAAAATGGCAACGGCTGTTATCTCGAAATTGGAGACAAATAATAAGACAATCATCGGGGCGATAAATGCACTCTATAGTGATAAGCTTAGAATTATTAATAATGGTTCAGTTCAACCTAATTCTATTATTTTTGTATCGTTCCAAGATCAAACAATTAACAGTAAATTTTTTGTAGTACCTATTAATACAAATATAGCAGAAGGACATATTAATATTTCTTTAATAAATAGCCAAAACAGAGTATTTATAGGTGTATTTTCGTATGAAATAAATAATGGAACATTAACTGCAAATAAAGGGTTGGTTTATAATGCTTATGATCATTCAACAACAGAATATAACGCGCCAGTTATTGCAGAAATCATGTGTATTAATAAATAGCCAAAATTAATGCAGCCTAAGCGAATATATCTCAGTAGGAGAATACAAAGACTTAACAATCAAACAATGTCTGTTTATACTATGGAGTATGTGATTTCTGCTTTCTTAAAAAATTCTTCTATCACCATAATTACAGGAATTGTCGCGTTATTTTTTACTAGAAAATATGTTCCATCGCCAATCGTGCAGGCAATATCGGTTGTATTTCCTGATGTATTTAGATTTGAAACACGATACCTAGCGTCAGCGCCAGTGCCATATCCATTTATAATAAATATTCCAAATCCTGATCCAAGTGCTCCTTGCACAAGAATTAACGCATTAAATATTGCTCTATTATTTATGTTTATTTTACAGGATTTTGAAGCAGGGATAACAATCCCTTCATCGCCATAACGGTTAGGCATATCACTATTTTATGTGTTAGAGAGCTGCGGAAATTATAGCCTCCTTATCACGGTACAGCTATACTTGTGGTAAGGAGGTGATGTCATTATGACAGAGAATTTAATCATGGTAGGTATATTGTGTATAAAGTTTATGCTAAAGAGCACTCCAAATGGGGTGCTTTTTATTATGCACTTTTTTAACCTCAACAATGAAAGGAGAACATACATGAATATCAATACCTCATTAATCAGCAACAACAACAGCTACGCAGGACAAACACCTCGGTATATTGTCATCCACAATACAGATAATATCGCCAAGACAGCAGACGCTAAGGCACACGCCACTGCACAACATAATGGCAATTTTCATGGATATTCAGCCCATGTATTCGTTGACGATAAGTCAGCATACCAAGCCCTGCCGTATAATCGTGGAGCTTGGCACGTTGGGGTAGATTACGGCGGTAAGCTTTTTGGAACTGTAAATAATCATAATTCCATCGGAATTGAAATGTGTATGAATGCCGGATATAACTACGAAAAAGCATACCAGAATACCGTTGATGTATGCAAGCAATTGATGAAAAAGTACAATATCCCGGCATTCCGAGTAGTGCAACATTACGATGTGTGCGCTAAGAATTGTCCATCTGTTATACGCGGAAAAGGTGACTGGGATAGATTCAAGAAGCTTATTTCTGTTGAAACCGTGGCAGTGCCAACCACAAAGCCGACTGTAAAGGTTGATAAGTATTACCGTGTCCGCAAGACCTGGAAGGATTCCAAGAGCCAGATCGGGGCGTACAAGTCACTCAAAAATGCAAAGAAAGCTTGCAAAGCCGGTTATTCTGTTTTTGATTGGAATGGAAAAGCTGTGTATTCCGTGACTGCAAAGAAAAGTGTAGCCAAGGTAGCAAAAGAGGTAATTAACGGCGAGTGGGGAAACGGACAGGATAGACGAGACCGTCTGGAATCAGCTGGCTACAATTACACAGAAGTGCAGAATGCAGTAAACAAACTTCTTAAATAACAAAAACACTCCCGGGGTTTTCCCGGGAGCTACTTAAATGCAATATAGCCTTCATAAAGTTTTCTGATCGCCGAAAGGTCTTTTCTCCTAATCGGAACCACATCTCCAGATACCATTCTGAAATCAGCACGAAGTTCCCAGACTTCATCCATGTTGACAATGTAACTTTGGTGGCAGCGTAAAAACCGTCTGTCCAGTTGCTTTTCAACGTCCGAAAGTTTCCCTCTCTGCATATGAGTGATACCACAGGTACAATGGATAGTGATGTATTTATTGCGACTTTCAATATATTCAATATGGCAGAAACCAACCCTGTGGAAATAATCCTTGTTCTTTACAGTCAGCGTTTTATCATGGATATTTTCCAGTTCCCTGTTGACTACACCATACATTCTTCCATCTTCCGAGCCTTTTATGATATAGTGAACAGGAAGGATATCCAGAGCATCAAACACATATTCCTTGTGGGCTGTCCAAAAGGTGATATTACCTACATATCCATTCTTTCTAAGATGCCGGGCAACATCAATTCCATTTTCATCTTTCAACATAATATCCAGCACAATTATGTCGTACCATACGCCGTCATTTACATCATCAATAAGAGGTTTCCCGGTGGTATATGCCGTAATCGTGCATCCACTGTCCCCATTTCTACGAAGAAAACCGTCCATTCTGGTTTTAAAAATCTCAATTTGTAATTCGTTGTCATCACATATTGCAATCCTCAAAAAAATCATCCCTTTTTGTGCGAAATTCGTCGCTGCATGTGCTGATTTCGCCATTTCCTGTGTAATTGTATATTTTTTGATACAATGTTATTGTAATACATTAAGATGATAGTGTAAAGGGGGTGGATTCATGGAGAAACATAAAAAAATCATAATTGTGTTTATACTGATATTCGTGCATGTGCTCTTGATTCAATATGTTTACTTCTGCCCGGAGCGTAGTATTATCTTTGGGAGGGGTAAAACTATCGCAATTGCAAAAGCAGAGGTAAAACAGGTTGGCCATGAGCGCTATAAATCCCTCACTGACAAGCATCCAGCCCCTTTATTTCTATCTATTATTATTACGATTTGGAAAAGCAAAAATCACAATATTTACACAAAAAAACTTATAATTCATCAAAAAATTAGAAGAAACCAGCTTCCTAGGAAAGATTTAATCGGAAACAATTCTATCCCAGTATATGGTTATGATAACATGATATAATTTAATAAATAAGAACAAATGTTTGGGCTATTGGGAGGGATTTACGTGGATTACAAGAAAGAAATTATTGAGATGCTTGACAAAATAAAAGTGGATCAGATTTTACGATACATTTATATTATTATTTCTGACATATTAAAGGAGGAAAACAAAAATGAATAGTAGAGATTTAATATATACAGAAGACCAGCAGAAAAAGATTTTAGAAGAAATAAAAGACCCTCAAAATAAAGAGGGTCTTCCATCCGCTTCACTTGTTTATTCAGTTATTAACTTGCTTGGAATACAGGCAAATATGATTCAAGAATTGCAAAAAACTATTCAGAAGTTGGAACGACAAAGCCAATGTGTTGTTTCGGACGAGAATCATCTTTAGGCAATGACGTAAGCAAAAAATTTAATTGGCTGATATGCTGAATTAATGTTGACATTCGCCCATCTACATAACCTTTAAAAATCATTAGTACGGACTTCTCATAGCTGATTTCAGTAACCTGCATTGTAACAGTTTTACCAAAGTTGGTTAAAAGAAGTCCGACTTCATGTTCAGAATCTAAACTTTCTTCAAACTCCTTGATGTACTTTACTAGTATCTCAAATTGCGTATCCGAATATGCGTATGTTATTGGTAAAGGCTCAATTTCTTGACTTGAAATCTGCTTCATTGCAATATTGTACAAATCTTCGTAATTATACATACTTTCTCCTTTATTCACTCAACAAATTAATCAATTCCACCACATGTTTCTTTTTAACATCTGATAACTTAAAATATTTTCTTAATGCTTCGGATAGCTCTAAGTCCTTTCTTATCTGAAATACCAAACTTGCTGATTCATCTGAAAATTCTTCGATAACATTTTCTCCAGTCATCAAATAATCCACCGATACTTTAAAATAATCTGCAATTTTCTGTAATTTATCTTGCTTTGGGGTATAAGTACCTTTTTTCCAACTAGAAAGAGTTGCTGTAGAGATTTGGGTGCTTTTAGAAACATCACTTGGTTTTACATTATTTTTCTTGCAAAGAAGATCAAAATTTTCGTAGTACATATTTTCTCCTATCAAAATTAAGAAAACTTAATAAATAATTGTTGACATACTAAGAAAACTATGATATTCTTTATACAAGCTAAGAAATCTTAGCAAGAGAAACAAAAAAAGATAGCATGGCAACAACTAAGAAACTTATTTAATTTTAACTCGCAATTATGATTATATAAGAAAACTTAGTTATTGTCAATACTATCTATATAAAATATCTGAAAGAAAGGAGATGCAATTTTGCAAGAACTAGAAAACAAATCTTATGCTTATCAAAAATTCAAAGAGTTAAGAGAAAAAGCAAACTTATCTGAATACCAAGTTTCTGTTGGAACTGGAATTTCTACTGCTGTATTTACGCAATGGAGCCGCGGGGATTACAACTTGAAACTCGATAAATTATCTTTGCTCGCAAAGTTTTTTGGCATTTCAGTAGCTGATTTTATTGAAGATGAAGAATCTGATAAAAAAGAAAATTCTTAATGGAGGTGAGAAAGTGAATATTCCTAGCGAGACTATTGTGAAGTTCAAAAACGGAACAGAGTTACGTATGCCTTCCGGTATATACGAAAAAATTTCTTTCGATAAAGATTCAATTATGGAACTTAAGTGGGAAGAAAATGGCATGGACTACAAGGTACAGTTTTTTTTTGATGATGTACTCTATATTGCAAAGACAACACAGAGCACATCTAAAGGTTAAAATGGTCGTTTGGTAGAAGAACAATTGTTTACTTTCTTTTTATCCAACTCGTTAAGAAAGTAATTCTCATCATGGGAATTGAGAAGTTTGGAAAAATCTGTACGATATTTAAAATATTTTTGACAGATATGAGAATCATCTAAATTCCCTAGAAGCTCAGAATAAAGTTTGGCAACAGCCAAGTCGTGAGCAATTTGAAAGTTATCCATTATTAACACCTCCTTCCTAAAGGAGATTATATCACAGAAAGGAGACTAATGAACGAATTACAGATTTTTAATTCGCCAGAGTTCGGAGATATTCGGACAGTAATGGTTGAAAACGAACCAATGTTTTGTTTATCTGATGTTTGCAGAGCGTTGGAGATAACAAATGTTGGAAATGTAAAACAACGGTTATCCGAAAAGGGTATCCGTACTATGGATACCCTTACAAAAGGTGGAAACCAGAAACTTCTGTACATCAATGAAGCTAATTTGTACAAAACAATATTCCAAAGCCGAAAAGAATCAGCACAACGTTTTACAGATTGGGTGACAGATGAAGTCCTACCATCCATTCGCAAGCATGGCGGTTACATTTTAGGACAAGAAACTCTTTCTGATGAAGAATTGATGGCGAAAGCAATTCTGGTAGCACAAAAGACTATTGAACATAAGAACCAGATCATTGAACAGCAGAAAGCAAAAATCGAAGCCGACAGACCAAAGACAATTTTTGCCGATGCAGTGTCAACCAGTCACACTTCAATCCTTATTGGAGACCTCGCAAAGTTAATTTGTCAGAACGGTGTCCAGACAGGACAGAAGAGATTATTCCAGTGGATGCGAGAAAATGGATATCTGATGAAGTCTGGTGCAAGTTACAATATGCCAATGCAGAGATACATTGAACAAGGGCTATTTGAAGTTAAGGAATCCAGTGTTCAGAATCCAGACGGAAGTGTCAGAGTAACGAGAACCACAAAAGTTACTGGAAAAGGACAACTGTATTTTATTAACAAGTTTTTGGGAAATGAAATGGCAAGTTAGGGGAGGAAAAACATAATGAATGTTGAAGAATATTTAAATCAAAAGTTGTCAAGTTATGAGGGACAGAAATATTTAGAGTTCAGAAGAAGAAACGGACAGAAAGCAGATGAACTTTACAAAAAGGTAAAGGATGAAATTGCCGAATGCCATCTGTCCGTTACCGAAGCAAAAGGTTTTTTGGAATTTATGAAGTTGGTCGTTGAAGGAGCTTCATATATTACACCAAAGGAATAACAGTGGTACTAATGGTATTAACACCTAAAGCATCTGTGCTGTCAGTTACATCTTGAATTTCTTTTGCAGTGTGAAGCATTGAAAGAATTTCTTTTGAATACGGATGTTCTTTGCCACAGTTTGGACACGAAATTTTATCCGCACTTATTGCTTCATTCAAGTAGTAGCTACAACGACAGTTACAAGAAACTTTTATTTGTAGAAACATTTTAACACACCTCCTTTCTGAACACATTATACCATTCAGAGGGAGAGAATAAAAGAAAATAGGGAGGAAAAACAATGATTAAATTTGAAAACGGATTAGTTAACATTTCTGGTAAAGGGATTGATATCCTTTCAGAGTATGCAGTTATTACACATGAAATTAAAGAGATGTTCGTAAAAGATGGTGGAGAAGAGGAAGAAGTAAAAGAGCAGCTTAGACATTCGTTTGAGCATGGCCTTATGAACGAGGAAGAACTTGACAAAGAAATCAAGGAAAAGTTCAAACAGGTAGATGCAATTATTCCGTTTATTTCGCTTCTGGAAGAAATGCTTAAAACATTTGGAACAAAAGATAAGGAGGACTAGTAATGGAAGAAACTAAGAGCACAGATTATATTCCAGAGAACGCTAATGAGGAATATGCACTTCTGGTTGGAAGATTAAAGGCATTTGAAGCTTGGGCGAATAGCGTGACAGATTATGATTTCACAAAGGACATGGCATTCAGAATGCTTGGGCTTGATGTAGAAGAATCGAAGGAGGAAAAGGAAAAATGAAATGTTTTAAAGGATTTGACAAAGACTTAAAGTGCAGAGATTTCCAGTATGAAATTGGAAAAAATACACAGAAGAAAAAGCAGACATTTGTAATTATGGATTCCATGCCTGCGAATTCCCGATGGATGTATTTAATTATTATCCTCCTTCATATTCCAGATATTGTGAAGTTGATCTTGAAGCGAACGATCAGAAATCACATGATGATAGTAAGAGAGTTGGGAAGAAAATTTCCGTGAAAGCAGAAATTGGAATTGCGGGAATCATCAAAGCTGGCGTTGAATACATCAAAGAGCAAGTTGATTGGAAAAATGATAATGCAACCAATACCGGATATCAGTCAGCGGCAACCAATACCGGATATCAGTCAGCGG